ATGGGATGTGCAAAAAGTACATTCAATTTTGATGAAAAATCGACTCATGGGATTCATCATCTTCTGTTTAACTTAATTTATAAGATTATGGTGAAGCTAAAATTCGTTGTAATTGGTGGTGTACTAACCTTACGCATCTCGGAAAACAAAACCCGATGCTACAAAAGAGTCAATCATTTATTGAAAGGAAATCCCAATGTAGAGAAGCATTGGAACCAGGAAAAGGAGAGGTTTTCTTCATACGCCGTTTTCTATTCTGATAACAACAAAATCCTTGAAGAATTTAAAGGAATCTACTGGAAACTCATCCAGGAGCACCCAGAACTTAATGCAAGACAAATTTCTAATTATTACAAAACAAAGGCACAAGGGTCTTTGAAAAAAGATGTCTTTGAGAACTGGAGTGTGGATGATTATAAAAATTCTGTAGAAAAGTATTTGGAGATTGTAATACTGAGAGAAAAAGCCAAACAAGGGTGTAATTATGAGCTGTATTATAAATTATTGCTAAGGTGCAGAATGGATATTCCAGGATTTAGCACTATGGCTTTTTCGACCATTGACTACAACACGATGGTATCCATTGCTCTTATTTTTGCCAAAAGAAAATCGTATAGACACATTTCCAAAACCTTTAGGGCATTGCTTGGGAAGGCGCACAAAGACCAAAATGTAATGTTCAATTTGGCACAGATAGGCACGTTCTGTTTTAATGAATATAATCCGGACCGATATGATGTATCAGACAAGCATCCAGACGTACTTACCGATGAACAAATCAGATGTTTTTTGAATCTTAGCGTGCAAGACATAACACCCACCTACAATGACCGCCAACAAGTAGAATTGTACTATGATTTTTGTGTGTTCATGTTTCATACGTTTTTTGCCCCATGTGACGTCATCAAGGCAAAGTTGAGGGATATTACCAGAAACAACACTTTGCTTGTCAAACGCAAAAAAACACACCGTACTGTGGAAGTTCCGATAACCCCTGTGGTTCGGTCTATCATCAACAAGTATAAGGGAATGTCCAAGGACGGATACATTTTCCCTATAATGAATGATGAATATGAAAAGAGTCATACAGTTAAGGATTACACCTATAAAAAGTTTAGGGAGCATCTAAATATATGGCTTAAATTAATTGGCAAAGAACTGGACACTGATTTTGATTTATATGCGTATGTATTCCGGCATACGGCAATAACTATTGCTGTCAACAACGGACTTCCGCTATCGTATATATCTAATGCGGCAGGAACCAGTGTAGAGATGATCCAGAAGCATTATTATAATGGCGAAAATATCCATAATAGAAACATGCTTGCTGAGGTGTTCATGAAGGCCGGCGCATGATTAAAACTAAAAAAGGGAGGGTGTTTCACAACAGCCTCCCTTTGACAGCTAAAAACAAAGCAGTACAAACACAATTAGATTTGCCATGGATTTTTATTAGGGTCGTAGTCCCTCATATATGTTGCTATTGCATATTCAGTAACCGGCTTGTTTTCTGCATCCAGTTTTCTTGGGATTTGAGGATTTATCTTACAGCGGTTAGCATCTCGCAGCCACATTAGAGAGGCTTCGTAATCCGCGACTCTGGAAGAGCTTACGTTGTTAGGCGATATACGCTTATGTAATTCATACAACGCAAGTCTTACCATGTGCTTTTTTATGTTGGAATTACGTGGGTCATGATGTCTAAAGTTATACCCTTCTTTCAAGTCATCGGCTGATGGCTTGGTAATTGGATAAAATACTGACCCTTCATAGACTACAAACTCAGTTTCACTAAGCTCGTATTTATAAGACGAATCATAATCTCCAATTAGCCCCCAGTTATCTGATTCGTATGGGTTAACTGTCAAATCAATATCTTCTTTATTCAGAAGCGCATAAAAATTGTTGTCAAATTTCACAACATCCCACTCTTTGTAGTCGTAATTGGCCAGCCATTCGGATACGTTGTCCAGCATGGCCCATCCATTGACTCCTGGAATACGTATGTCATTGAAGTCAATCCCATTATATTCAAGACACTCGTAATGCAATCCAGCGAATGTCACCACATCTCCAGGACTCCAGTTTTTGAGCTGGAGATAGGGCTTTGCAGATTTGAATTTGCAGTCGTCATAAACATCAAGCTCTTTCCAATATTCCTTTTTGCTCGGTGCTTTGGCCCCGGAGATTGCACGTAACGCTTCGCATATTTCCCCATCATGATAAAAATGCGCTCCAGCAGGGTATGCAATCATACAGTTGTATTCTCGCAGCATTTTCCCCTTTAGCAGCTCTTTTTCAATTTCATAATTGTCAGACAAATACTCTACGATAGACATTTCAGCATCCTCTTCAGCCTGTGCTATTGTGTAGTCTTTATGACGACTTAATTGCTGTAGGCCATCCTCTGTGATGACGCTCAGATAGTCGTTGTTATTTAAAAATCTTTGATACATTATCAGTATTCACTAAATCCTTCATAAACAGGTCTATTAGTTGTTGTTACCCCTGAAGATTTGGAATTGAACTTGCTCCAAGGCTCATTAAGAAACAGACATAAGAAGTAGTCAAAACAGTCTGAAAGATGTCCGTATCTTTCGTATTTCACTTTTAGCTTAGGATCTGTCACTTTTGCTTTGGATTTTGTACCATCTTCATTTTTTTTCTGGTAAATCAAGTCCTCTGTAAATCTTCGGCAACGCATATCAATTAGGATACTCCAGCCCTCAAAACCGTCAAACAATGAATTGACATATTCCAGACGGCCCTTTTGAGAGGGCTGCTTTTTCAGCAATTTAAGCGAAACGTTTAAATAGCCTTTTAGTGCAGAAAGCATGATGGTGTAATTGTTCACGCCTTCTTCTGTCTGCGTTGAACGAGCGGCACCAGCAGGGTCTCCAGTTAAGAATAGCCCTCCATTATGCTGTTCGTTTAAGTATTTGCGTTTTATCTTTTGTGCAAACTGTGGAGTGTTGTTTTCCTTTTTGTCCGGCGTACCAAGTATTTCCTCCAACACATATACACGTTTCTTCTCATAGTCTACCTGAAATGCCAGACAAGACATACACGGCATGACATTGAAGTCCATGCTTAATATCAATGGCTTCAATGGGTCATACGCCTTTTCTTTCAGCCCGAACACCAAATGTTTGTCGCCATTGAACTTCCAGTATGCAGCGGCATCGTTGGTGTCTACGAAATCCCAGTTTCCGTACAGCAGTCGCTCTTTTGTGGCCCTATCAGTAATCTTATCAAGGGCAGCTCTATAAGTGGCTACAAAGTCTTTATTTGGGTTGTCAAAGACAGAGAATGGCACATACGCTTCGCCTTCCTTTAAAACAGCAGGGTTGCCGTCTTTATCCTGGACAAACCTGTCTCGAATCCATGTCACACATGGGTTAGTGGTCATTAGAAGTCGAGGAATTTTGAAAGTGTTCACCAAATTGTAACGCAAACGCGAAAACAATACTTCAATTGCTCTTTCGGACACCTCTGATGCTTCGTCCACCATTCCGATGGTCCATTCGTTTGAACCAAGACGCTGGAAGTCCGGGTCTGAAGGTTGATCCTCTAATTCTGCCAGTGTTACTTCAGACCCATTCCAGAATGTCAGGATACCTTCAAGATTATTTATTTTATAGTTAACATATTCTTTTAGTCCCCATTCCCTTAGCACCCCTTTCATGGTCTTGAATGTTGACCCCTTCAAGGATTTGATAGTCTTACGAGCGATTACTGCACGTAGGTCAGGGAACCTCATGCAGTTACTTACAATCCAGCAGCTTCCAAGATAACTTTTGCCACCTCCAGCTGCACCTCCACCTAAAATAAGCTGGGGTAAGTCAAATGAGCCGCATTTGGCACACTGTGGTTTATATATAGGATTTCCATCCCTGTCTATTCCTGTGGGAACCTGAATGATATTGCCTCCGCAATGAGGGCAATAGTTAGGTTGTAAGAGCTTCCATAACTCATATTGTCTGGCAGATGGGGAGAAATTGATGACGATGTTTTTAGGCGCAACTAATCCGGCCATTAATACACGTTTTCCTTATACTTGTTCTCATTGACAATGAATCGCTGGCTTCTTTTGCCACGATTCTCAATTTGTATATATCCATTTGTTTCAAGCTCCATAAGATATACTCTTACGGTGCCATAATTGCATTGACCATAATTGTGTGAAATCTGCATATATGTGTCATTGCAAATTCCATTGTAATATCTGCGGAACCAGATTAAAAATCCAAGTGCTCTGCAACTTGTAGTATTATCTATCATATCACATTTAAATTTGTTTCAATTAAGAATAGGGCAAGTTGTTTTTACTTGTTTAAATTTTAAGCAAATGAAAAACCGCAGCCTTTTGAGCTGCGGTCGAAATATATATAGATACGGAAGCAAGAAGTGGTGTCATTCACCTGCGTTATAGACTTTCTCTACCAATGCCCAGAAATCATCGGGGGCCGGGGCTTCAGATTCAGTGTACTGTTCGCAACCTTTACGCAAATACTCCATTTCTTGTGGGGTAAAGTTCACTTCCAACGGGTTGGCCAGGTCTTTTTCACTGTCCCATGTAATGCGCCCGTGTTCTTTGTCCTCAACAATTTTAAAGCTCTCTTTTTCTTCATCCGTGATGCGAATCTTTTTCAAGATTTCTCGCTTCATGTTGAACTCCATAAAATTGCCCTGCTGAGGGAGCAACTGAGGAAAATAGATTCGGTCTTTGATATATAATTCCATACTGCAATGTATTTAAGTTTCACTGAAGAATAGGGGACGCAGGGGAATATTGTTTATAATTACCACGTGAAAATATTGTATGATAGTCCTATTCCCAAATATGGGGTTATTTGGCGGCAGTCAGTGCCAACCCCAACCTGGACTCCTAATCCCCATCTTTTGTTTCGCTTGATGGTTTGATATACCGTTTTCTGAATCACTGGTGTAAATATATGAATACTGTCCAATTGAGGGTTGTATCCGCTCACCCAAGCCTGATATGTGGAATCTTTGTATTCTTTTTGCGTAATTGGTATTATTACGGACACAGAATCTCCAACATGTATGACCGTATCCTGAATATCAGGACTCACTGGAGCCGGAATTTTGATATATTTGATGATCATGCTGTCACGTACAATAGGCTTTGGGTAAAAAACGGTATCATGTATTGTATCCGTCTTGACTTGTAATTCCGGAGAATAGCGGTCTTGTTCAATGTAAAATCTTAATAACTGGGATGCTATGCACCCCAGTATTAATCCAATTAGAAATATGACAGATTTTTTCATACGATTTCAATTGTAATAGATTCTTGCGATTTTTTGGCCGGCCAGAAGTAATACTCCATTAGGCTGTTCCACACTGATTGAGATTCCAGAACTTTTCCTACAGCCTTATTTTTGCCGACCAATATACATCCTGAACTGTCTTTATCAGTGTTCCCCGGATGTATCAAAATGCCGTCAAAGTGAGGCACATCAACTAATCGTGGGAAATACCCTTGATATTTACGCGCGTATGGGTATTTGGCGTAATTGGAATACTTCGGAGACTGTACGTTCATGGTAATCTTGTATGTGCCATAGGGAATAGCCGATTGCCCAGCGATTTTAATTTCGCCATTATCAAACACTCCATTTTTGTTTTTGTCTCTCACGGTATCTTCCAGTGTATCACAGAGGTACACCCATTGACCGTTTTTGTAAACTTCTAATTTGCCGATTGTGTACGTATCACGTAAGGCAATTCTTCTTAATCTTAATTTCATAGCGTAAATGAATTATATGGGATAAACCATTCGTATTCCCCCAGATATGGAACCGGAAGTTTTACCCAACATCCTTTAATTACATTGTTAGATTCAACAATTTCAATTACTTGAGCCTTCATTCCAGCAAGCTGTTCCATTTTCATTTCTTGCAGTGCCACTGAAGGCAAAATCAAAATAGATTCTCCAGGTTTCATTTGTATTCTGGCAATATGTATTGTATGTTGATGGCGGCTTTGTGCATGATTTGTTGAGCCTCTTCTGCCGGTATTTCAATTGGATGCGTAAACTCACAAAATATACTGCCTACCCAATCATTTTTATTGTCATTCATCCTTTTGATGATTGCTGCCTGACAACCATAAGATGACAAAAGGGATTTGGCATATTTATCATCTATCTGCGAGTCTATATCGGTAACGTACATAAAGAGATTTTTTACCAGACCGCTGACAAACTTTGCAATCTCAGATATGTCTATGTTTTGAAGATGCGGCTTCATCGGCTCAATACCTTTGCGCTTTACTTCAAAGTAAATAGATACATAGCTTTCATGTCCAAGCGGATGCGGTTGCACAATGTACACACGGTCGGCATTTAAAGTGTGCAAGATTTCCCACAGTTCTCCAAACACAATTGAAGAATTGTCTGCCCTTCTTAGACTTTTAATTTCTTCATCTTTTTTGAACTGCTCAATCTTCATGTCTGTGAGCTTGTTCTTTGTGTATTGGTTGTATGAGAAATAAGCGGCGATAATTACTCCGATAGCACTGATGATACTGGGTATATATTCAATCATTCATCTTCTTTTTTTAGTGGTTCTGGCATGATTACGTTGAATGTGATACCTCCATCACCGCCTCCGTCAATACTCAATTTTTGTGCTTCTTTGACTGGATACAATTCCATCAATGCTTTTGACGCACTTACAGCTACACTTCGAAGCGGAGCTGAAGAAATGATTTTACCATTTTTGTTTACACACTGTCCTTGTGAGCATTCTTCCACAATTGACATTAAATTCTGGGTCAGGAACTTTTTCATGTATTTGGCTTCTTCATACGTCAGCTTGTCTAACCCTTCCAGATATTCCTGTATATGCTTCTGTGACAATAGCCTGATAGCCTTGCTACGAATGTTACCCCCTGATTCGTTGAACGCTTCTTCGTAACATCGCGTTGCATTACCGGAATATGGTGCATCTCCATTTGCGTACAGTTCGCAAAAGAGAATTTCTTCTTTAGTTAATTCTTTTTCTCCCATTATTACATTATTGAAAAGGCACTACAGCTATGTAGTGCCTTTGTTCATTAACGAATAGAGGGAAAATATCATTTTTGTTTGCGATATTCCAGTAACTTGTCCATTATTGTGTCTCGGAATAATTGTGCAACTCCATTGCAAGCTGCATCTATATCTTCCACGGATTTTAGATATTCCATATTGAAGTTAATTTGCAAGTCATATCCGGATATTTCAATCAAGACTTCACTGGAGTCTGCATTGATTACGTTCATTACATCTCTATCAGATATAATCTTAAATTTAACTTCGGCTTCAGGAACAGTCGATAATTTTAATTGTTCTGATTCTGCTGACATACGTTATATTTTAAAGTGTTTTCGCGATTTCTCTGCTTTTGAAATTGCAAGCTCTCCATCATATTCTCCGCCTACGCTTCTCATTCTTTGGGCTAATACGGCTGCGACATTAGTTGTTGCTGAAACGTCGGCATCAGCGTCGTGTGCATCATCCAAGTCTATGCCCAAATTCTCACACATAATTTCCAGCTTATATGAGTTGACATTAGGCAGATGACATAAAGCCAGTTGTCCCAGTGTAATGGTGTCCACATATAATGGGTGCCAATGGCCATAAAAATCTTCATCTCCACGTAGAACTTTCTTTAGCTCGCCCATTAAACCGGCATATTCCATCATCTGACACAAAAAGCCTTCATCAAAAGCAATATGCTGGCCAATGAGAAATGGTTTCATGTTGCGAGGACATTTCGGTGTATTGTCTTGCATAAACTGGATGACTTCTTGTGCAACGGTTTCAATTGGCTTGCCATAAGATTCCAGCATGTCCATTGTGATAGCCGAATACTCCAACGCTTTTTGCTCATAATCCATTGAGATTTCATCTTCGTCATCATATTTGGATTTCAATACTTTTCTTTTTTTAGTGGCTCCTGCTATTTCTTTTCTATTATATGGAGCGATATAGCTTTGGTATGTGCCGATTTTTTCAAAAGTATCCAAGCGTGTTGCGTGGATTGCTATTTGTGTACATGCAGAAGTCTGACATTTCAATCCTCCTGTTTCAAAGTCGATGGTAAATGCTACCAATACCGGAGCCTCTTCTTTTGGTGTTGCCATATTATAATAGTTCTTTAATTGCGTTGATACCTTGGTTAATAAACTCTTCTAAAGTTCCATCATTATAGATGATTTTGTCGAATCTTTTGTCCTCAATGATTACTCTGCATCTGTCCCGTTGCAGTCTGCTTTCGTCAACCCGGCATTTCAGTGTTTCATCAGAACATTTGATTTTGATTGTCTTAATGTCGAACTGATCATCGTAATTTTCCAGCAGGTTCATCAGGCCCTTTTCGTCAATGACATATAAACATGCTCGGCATGTCTTAGCCTGGGAAACGGATGTCCAATAATGGTAGCCTCCGAATTTCGTATAAGCCAACATTTCAGATTTATCAGGCATCTGCTCTTCAGATACAAAGTAATGGTCTTGCCCATCTACTTCATTTTCTCGTTTTGGCCGGGTTGTATAAGACACAAGCGTTGGAACCAATGATGCCGGTACATGCTTTGTCAAAGTCGTTTTTCCACTTCCAGATGCTCCTACAATACAGATAATTTTGGGTTTCATAATATTTCTATAAGTTTGTTTTTTGTGAGTTGAAGATTGTTTTGTCCTGCATATTCGCTATATTTAACGGATGCCATGCATACTATCAATTTGTTTTTTGCATTGATTAATTTGTCTCGTGTTGACATATATTCTTCGGGCCATATTACCAGTTCTGACATGTCGTTGTTCTGTTGTAAGACGATTTTACAGAACACTTCTACTTCTCCGGTCTTTTTGCTGGTGAACTTTTTCTCTTCAATGTCTACGATTGTGGCACAGATGGCGGCCTTTCTTCCATCCTTGTCTGGATCCAATATGTCCTTTAATGTACAATATGCTGCACGACCCTTAATTTGCTCTTTGATTGCAGAATTATCGTAAATTCTTTTGTAATCAATGGCTCCAAGACCTGATACTTTAATTTGCTGCTGAGACCAAAAGTAGTGCTTGCATATCAGCTCTGCCGGGAAATCTTTTTCTTTGATTTCAAATCCCAATTCAGTAGCAGCTTTTTCAATGATTGCATATCTTTCTACAACTGAATCTGCATGTTCGGTTTTATCAAAGCATCCAGCCAGAATGAGGTTTAATACGTGACGGGCATTGACTGGACATCTTGTAATCTCTTCTTCATTGTCGGGGTCGTCCCAATATTGATACTTCTTTAATTTGTACTTGAATACTCGATGTATGAAGTTCGTAACGCTTGTAAATTCTCCATTTTTGTTTCGCTCATTGATAATCCAGTCCACAGCTTTTGAACCTACCATCTTAATTCGTGACAATGACCAAAAGATTGCATTGCTCGAATAATCTGTATAGAATGAATTTTCGCTGTGATTGATGTCTGGGGAGACCACATGTGCTGAGCTGCATGACTCCATCTCAGACATCAATGGAACAAGCTCCTTCTCATCGGCCCACTGGAGAGCAACCGTATAAAACGCTGTAGGATAATTTGCTTTTAACCACGCGCCTACATAACTTGTAACGGCATAAGCTGTTGCGTGTGACTTATTAAACAGATAAGTACCTCCTGACTCAATCATTGACCATATTCTATCAGCTTCTTCTTTTGGGCAGCCTTTCTTTTCTGCTCCTTCCTTGAACTTCGTTTCAAATGTCTTGATTTTATCAATCTTCTTTTTTGAAATGAATTTCACCAGCTTTACACCCTCACCAAGCGATAGTCCACCTACTTCTCGTGCAATTTGAACCATCTGTTCCTGGTATACCATCTGTGCATACGTTTCTTTGAGCGCGTTGTAGGTCCCCCACAGGTAAGTAGGAGCAACGTATCCATTTTTGCAATTGACATACGCATCTGTCGCTCCATTTTCCAATGTTGCCGGGCGGTACAATGCGTTGGCAGCAATCAAGTCGCCAATACACGTAGGCTTCATTTGTATAAGGAATTTGGTTATACCCTTAGAAGAGAATTGGAATACGTTTTGAGTGTATCCTTGTCCAAGTAATTCATATACTCTGGGGTCATTCAAATCGCTTTCTACAATGTCCTCAAATGTGATATTTGCATGATAGTGCTTGTTGACAAGGTCAATGGTTTCGTGCAGTTTGGACAGCTCTTTTGTTGCCAGACAGTCGTTCTTCAGCAATCCCAGCTCATCCAGTGAATATCCATCATCTTCTGAAACCAGTATGTCGTCAACCTTTTTAATAGGTACGAAATCAAAGCACTCTACATCTTCTCCGTCCATTTCATCCGGAGTTACCAGCAAGGCCGACGCATGGACAGAGCTGGAACGTGGTTGAAACATCAATGTTCGAATATCTTCAAATAAAGCTGGGTAATCGTGTATGAATTTGGCCACCTTTCTGTTTTGTGCTGCCAATTGGAATATTCCGGTGTAGTCGCACTTATCATCTTCGAATATGGCAGTCAAATAATTGACAAGAGACGGACTGATTCTCATGGTTCTGGCCACATCTTTAATCACCGCTTTGACTTTCAAGGTCGTGAATGTACCGGCAGAGAACACACGCTGTTTACCATCATGATTATATCTGCGTTCAATATACTCCTTGACCTCCTGTCTTTTGTCAGATTGAAAGTCCTGATCCACATCGGGCAAACTTCCGTGGCCTCCTTTTAAGTACCCCGATGCCACAAAACAGTCCAACACTTTGGTTGAACTGTTTGTCTTTTTATGTTTTAACGATACGATTTTCATCTTAATCTTAATGAACGATATGTGTTACGGTTGAAGATATTATTACATGCTTTCATAGCGTGTTCAAATGCCAGCAATTCGTTGTCGGGGATAATGTGCCGTCTGCTAATAAATGAATCAGATACTATTCCTTCCAAAGACGTACATCTACTTAATGCAACGTATAGCTGTCCTGGGGCGAATACGTACTTGGCATGGATGGTTATCTTATCAAATGTTAGACCCTGGCTCTTATGGATGGTAATTGCCCATGCTAAGGCTAATGGGAATTGCGTGCAACTTCCTTTATCAACGACTTCTAATTTGTTGTCCACAATTTTACATTCATGCGCTACCCATTTGAATTTTGAAATTACCACACGTATTCCGCTGTCCAAATCGACGGTAATATGTTCATTGTCAATATTGACCACTTGTCCCATTGAACCATTGCAAAAGAGATGCATCGGATCATTGACAAGTGTCATAACTCTTGCACCAATTCTTAGTTCCAACAGCTCCGGACATGGAGCAGCTCCAATTGGAAAATCATCTTTAAAATCAGCGGCAAATGTATGAGTTGGCTCACCCAGCATTTCAGAATTGATGCGTTGCACATCTCTTCTATGCGTACAGATGTGAATATGGCGATTGTCGTAGTCCTGTGCCTCTCTCTTGTCTCTTATTGTATCCAAATCATTTATGTCTCTTTCAGTTAATTGGTAAAGTCTTATATGATTCAGGATTTCTACAAATCGACTATCAGATTGCCGGAATACATGCGTTAATTCCACCATCCGAAATCCGCATTCTCTCCAAATATGTGCGTAGAAAAAATAAACGCCCCTGTACATTTGCAATAAGACATTCTTTTCATCGCTTTTTACCACTGGAGGCAATTGATATAAGTCGCCGAACATAATTACTTGCACACCTCCAAACGGGAGGTCAATCATGCGATAAAATCTCAGCTTTCTATCAATATAGTCTATAATATCTGGACGAACCATGCTGGTTTCATCAATAATCAATGTGTCCAGAAGTGCAAATAGGCGTACTTTATCCTCATGTATTTGACCTCTTAAAGTATCGTTTGGATTCTGGATACTAAGAGGAATATTAAACAGACTGTGCAGCGTTACTCCACCGGCATTAATCGCTGCTATTCCTGTTGAAGCGGCAACTACAATCTTCTTGTGAGTGTTTTGGACAATGTACTTTAAAAAGGTAGTTTTACCGGTTCCAGCTTTACCTGTAATATATAGGCACTCAGTTGTGTTCTCAATAAGCTGGAAAGCCTTGCTCATTTCTTCCGTAAGTTCCATATTATAATTCATTTAGCGTAAACACCACATCTTTATTATCAAAGAGAATATCATCATTCTCTTCCAGTTCATCTGCATATACTCTGATAGGCTCTTCATGTCCCTCTCTTTTCACAATCAGCTCAGCATCCCTATCTATTTTAATGACCTGTCCTCCTTCAAGAGTTATTTCCATATAGTCTGAGGACGATATATCTTCTCCAATGATTGTTGTATCAGCTGGATATAATCCGGCACGCTCCGGCAAAAGGAATCGTTCAAAAATCAAATCATATTTGATTGGATCTATCAGGGTTATTCCAAGCAGATACAGGAGCAATGATCCAGCCGCAGAACCACGGCCACAACCTACCAAAATATTGTTTCTTCTGGCCCAGTTGCATGTGTCGTATTGAACAAGCAAATAGTCTACGTTGTCTGTGCTTTCAATGATGTACTTTTCATATTCCATTTGCTTTCTATACTGGTCAATCTTATCTTTAGGTGCCAGCCTTTGTAACCCCTCTTCAAGTAATTGATTGAACATGTTATGGGGTGTTCCATACTTCTCTTTTTCCTCTGGAGTCATATCGTATTTAGGCATGTAGTTCTTGGTTACATCCATTCGTGCAGTCGCATTGTTGGCAATTTCAACAGTATATTTGCAACATTCTTCGAACAGCTTGTCTATATCCCATTGACTGCTAAATAACTGTGCAAAAATGGCGTAATGGTCATCGACATCTTTAAAGTATTGGTCATCGCTTTGTTCATGGGCGGCTCCCTCAGCTATCTTGTTCAGTATGATTTTGTTCTTTGCGTCATCCTTGTCAAGATAGTAGCAATCACTTATCAGAATTGGACGAGGATAATGCTTATTGTTGTATAGTTCATGGAAATACAATTTTGTGGCCTCAAGTACCTTAATGTCGATGCGTTCTGCCTTGTATTCGGAAAGATCCACCTGATAAAATACCCTGTCAAAAGCGGCAGTGAGTTGATTGATTATATCCGGATGCTCTTTCATGAATAAGGGTGTATACTTATCCATTACGAGCACATTGCCTTGCCCACGCTTCAGTAATTCAGAAAATGATATGGTCTTATTGTCTACATTGTCAACCATAATTGCTTTCTGTATACGCAGAAGATGACGGAATCCTTGCTGGGTCTGGACGTATACTTTTGCTCCAAATTTAAATTCTGCATTTTCTACAGTTAAAGAATACCCAAAGACGGGGGTAATTCCTGCTGATTCACATTCTTTTTGCAGTGTAAAACATGAAGCCATTGTGTTTTTATCGCATATACCAATAGCCTTATGTCCAAGGTATTTGGCTTTTTGGACCCACATCTGAGGCATAAAACTTCCGTTCAGTAACTCAAAGGGGGTGTGCACTCCGAGGTTGACAAATTCGGTAGAGCGTTGTGTGGGTTTTCTTTTCCCGACATATTTCAGAATATTCAGTTTAAACTCCTGACGCATGTCATAGTAATAGAAGTTATCTCCGAATTTGAATGCGATGTAGTTGATGTTTTCATTCATCAATACAGAGGGTTCTTCCATACTGTTGAAGATATATTCACCATCTTTATCTTTGCGAAATATTGAATTGTAACTTGATTTTTCTGTGTTTTGGAAATACACTTTCCCAAATCCGTCAATCTCAATTACTTCAGGATCAATAATGGTAAATTCAATCTTGTTATTGTTCAACCATTCATACAGCTCATCAATTGCATTTGATTTTTTCATCGAGTGTATTCAATTTAAATTCTACTGGAGTTGTAAGATTGTAGGCGAATGTGTCATAGATGTCCCAAAAGTCCATTTCATCCCAGTCTTTTCCATCGCTGATGATTTTTGCGATTGTGACATCAAAATATTCGTTCAATTGTGCCGCTGTCTTGTTAATAGCGTCTGTTGCATCAGAATCATATCCAACTATAATGTTTTTGACCCCCTTACTCTGCAACTTGTAGATTTGTGTATCTGATATTTTTTTTCCAAACGTAGCAACTACCGCAACTCTGGTGTTGTCGTATAATTCAAGTTTTCTCGTTAACGCAATAACATCAAATACTCCTTCAACAATTATCACAGTATCCGTTTCATCTTCTATTACAGCGTCATAATTATACAACAGCTTGACAAAATCGTTGTCGATACTATTGTTGTACCGTCTAATTTGATATTTGCCATTACGTTTAGCCGTTTGATTGTATTGGTCAATTGCTTCTTTGCTCCATGTATGCCGGGCCACATACCCAACCGTGTCTCCATTGTCAATTATGGGAAAAATCACATAATCGTCAAATTTCCAGTTTAAGCCTCTTGTAGTTCCAACTGGAAAATATTCGTAATCGTCATAAACGAATCCGCGAGACTGCAAGTATCGGTTGTGATAGCATCGTTTCCAGGACTCAGGCATATCTATAATGCTAAGCTCGTCATCAATTTCATCCTCTTCCAAGCCAAAAAACTCTGGTACTTGTACAGGATCAAAACTGGCTTTCTCGATTATTTTTAAATCTGGCCTTCCAATATCGTCCAGCAATTGATTAATGTCCTTGGTTGTGTGTCCGCATGAAAAACAGTGCGATACAAACAGTTTCTTATTTCCAACTTCTTTTCCTACATATATTCCAAATTTTCCGCCAGACTTACCGCAATATGGACAGATTGGAACAATTAAGTTTTTTCTGGGACCATCTAACTTCGCGTGCAGCTCGGATTCAAGCTCGCGTATTAGATACTCCTTTTCCTCCTTGCTTATATAAGACATAGCTATTTAACCTTATTGATGTTGATTGTACGTTGTCTATCGTAGAATATCTCATTGTCATAGTCGGTGGCAATTTTGAACACATCTCCACGCTCGAAAAAACGGCTCTTTGCAACATTGATTCTCATGGTGTGTTCTTTGCGCTCATTCAATGATTGGTTAAGCGTAATTAAATGTGTCAACGGTCTTGCAAGTCCTTTTGCTTCAGCTGTATTGTATTCGGTTAATACATTCTTTTCATCGTTCAGCCATTCTTGGCTTTCAATTGTTGACTGATAAGTTACTACTACCCAAACATTTTCATCGGCTGCAATATCTTTCAGGTCATTAGCAACGGCAATTCTCCGATGACGCTCTCCGTTTTCTCCATATTTTCTACCAGACGCATCAGTTAACAGGTCCATAGAGTCTATTATCAGAATGTCTGGGGTAATGCCGTATTTTTCTTTAAATTCTGCAATTGCCTCCTTGACATCGATTGTTGATACGTTAGAGTTGAATTTAGGGTAACTTCTGACAAACAGCTTTCCAGACACGCTCTTCAGTTCTTGTACCATGCGGTCAAAATCTGAATCACGCAAAGTTCCATGCTCATACCGGAATGAATTGCACGTCACCAGCGATGCTGAATATGCATTTTCTACTTCTTCTTTACTTCCTTCCAACTGAATGTGCAAAACATTGTATCCGTCTAAGCAAGCGTTTCTTCCAACCCATCTTGCTGCATGTGTCTTACCAATTCCAGTAGGGGCCAAAAAACACGTCAGCTGTGTTCTTAATTCCCGTCCAGCGTTTCTTACGTCAAGTTCATCAATGTAGAATCTGGTGATTGGTCTGCATGAGCTTTGAGAATTGTGCTTCATGCGATTTTTCTGAAAACGCTCAGCAAATGTTTCTACAATGTTGGTAAAGTCTGAATCAGATAAAGAAAACGATTTGGTCCATTCCGTATATTCGATAAGCACCTGTGAGGCCGCCTCAAACCCTTCTTTGTTATATGCTTCTCCGGCTGCTTTGTATGCTTTTTGAAAGTTGACTCTTAGAAGATATTCTTCAATTAGTTTGACACATTCTTTTGTTTCAAGTCCATCTGTTGTTTCATATATATCATTTAGCAGATGAATAGCATTTTTATTGCCGCTTATAGACTCTCTGATGGCGGAATATGACGGAACCTTTTTGTATTCTCCATAATATTTTTTGAGGGCCTTGAACAGTGTAATTGAATCTCTGTCAGGAAGATGTTCCGGCTTAATGTGCGTATATACTACAGAGAGTATATAGCTGTCATTCATGCAAGTACGAAAAAGATCCATCAAAAACTCTTCCGACAACACATTCATACTATTTTTTTCTGCCATTTTCCATTCTTAATCTATAGATTTCTGGGAATTTGTTTTGTGTTTCAATTTGACATTCTTCAGCGAACTTGCAAGAACAGCAACATTCTGATTCTGGAGACCATCCGAGTGTAGATTGCTGGCAAATCAAAAATCCAGAAGGATGATTGAGCATTCTCCGTTTTGTGCCCTCTTCCATTGGAAGATATATATATTTGGCCAGTGGATGCTCACTTCTGTCCATGATAATAGACATCAATTCATCCCGTGTGATATTTGCTTGTGCCAGCCATCTATCCTCGTAGTATTTCAGCCCTTTGCTTGTAGAGAATTTGTCTACTGACTTGGGGCCAAACGCCTGGTTGATAGTCCACGCGGTACCTCTGTCTTTATACGTGTAAGCAGATGATATGCAGTAATCCACAATTCGGGACCTGGATAGACCACTGCATTTATTGGATAACCTTTCAAGTGCTTGTGTTACAATCCTTGTAGGAGCACCTCCTTGTGAAAACCGGAATGATGGATTAATCAAATTCTTGACAATCCGAGTAAAGACTTCCATCGTCTGCTTGACCAGATACTCGTTTGCCATCGCGCGTTAGATTTTTTTTGAGATATTGCCTTGCTAAGAACAACCGACTTTTTACTGTTTCAATATTCTTTGATTTTAGCGTACCCTTTTTGTACTCTATTTCAACTATTTCTTTAAGTGAATATCCAGCTTCTTGCAACAAAAATGCGTCACGATGTATTGGTTTCATCTCATCTAAAACAGAAAGTATATCATCGTTATATAGCTCTCTGTAATTGTCGATGCCCATGACATTGCCAATGGCTTCGTCATCATCCAATATTTCATCTTCCAAATATTCTATATCATGATCGTAATCTGCGTTATCCTCCGCAGCTCTTTTGCGCTCAAGCGAATAGATATGTCTCTTCGTGCAAATATGCAACCATGTACGAATAGGTCTGGAAGTGTCATAAGTTTCAATTCTTCTGAAAAAATTTATCAGTACCTCAATATAATTTTCCTGCACATTCTGTGATTTATAGCTATACTTAATGCACAACTTATAAATCATATTGTAATAGGGGGCTACATATTGATTGAACAACTTATTACGTCTTGCTGCAACTTCAGGGTCCGTTTCTTTGTCAATTATTTCTTCCGGGCATACTTGCGCTCCCATTCATACGATACCTTTGCATTAAACATCAAAGATGTCTGAACACTTAGAGCGTTGGTGAGGCAATACAGCTTCCATTCAAATTCTCTTCGTTGAAATTCAGATCGTACTTCTTCATCCGAAGGTTTTGGCGTTTTATCTAAAAACGCAAAAAACTGGGAGAGAATAGTATTCAATTTTTTAGTATGCTTTTTTGCTGTCTTTCTATCTACAACACGGGTTTCCATCACAGATTAAATCTCTTTACATAACAAAAGAAGATATGTACAGCATCCGAGTGGTTGTCATCCACTGGGTCAATTTGCCATCTTAGTTTGCAGAACTGCATCATCTTTTCTTTATTGGCTTTGCCATCTCCAGTTGCAAACTTTTTAATAGTAGATGGATTAATGAATACAGGCTCCGGTAAATCCAGCGTGTCGCACACTTCGAACAAGATGCCTCTAAATTCTGATAACTTTCTTGTGTCTGTGAAATGATTGTTGACGCTCACATCTTCTGCCACAATCTGTCTGATACCGTTGCGCTGTATAAAATCAATTAATGTGTCACGAAATGCTTTGTGCTGCTTGTTGTTGTTCCGGCGCATTGATTCGGTAAAGTCCCATGTGCCTCCTTCAGCTAAACAATAATATCCAGTGTGTGTTGCTATATCCAAAGCAGCTACTTCATTTCTTGTGAGTTTTTCTCTTTCAACTTTTTTCATTAAGGGATGATACTCCATTCTTTTTCGATACAATCAATCGATTAGGGTAATTCTCGGCAATGTTGCCATGACTTACCACAAGTGCAGTTACCTGTGTATCATTCAATGCTTTGAACACATTGGACAAACCGGATTCATCGGTGCTGTCAAGAATCTCATCGATGATTAAGAGATTCAATCCCTTTCCATCTTCACAGTTAACATTGCTCAACTTATGTAATGCAAGAACGCTAGCCAATTCAACGCGGCATTTTTCTCCTGCGCTAAATTTGTCAAACGAACCGCAATCGATTCCATCGCGAATCAATGAGACAGATATTGTGTCGCGTACCTTTCCAGATTTTAACATAGTATATCCAGACAGAGCGACTCTAATATCACTCCCAATAGCTGCAAGAAATTCATTTGTAATTTGAGATATAGCATTGATTTTGCTATTTGCCAAATAAGTCTTAAACTCCATGAATGCTGATTCTTGTGCTTTTAATATGGACCACCTGGCAGATATTTCCTCTTGCTTGGATATTGCTATGGCCAGATCTGCTTGATATTTGGTCTTGCTTTCCTGCAAATGAGATACAATATCGTCATTCATAGATGTCTCTAATTCTTGAATATTCTGCTCGTATGCGCTAATACTGCCATTTAAAGTGTCAATCTCGTTTTCTTCATTTTGAATTTTACGCTCGGCATTTTTAATAGCACTATCTATAGAGTCAAACACTTCATCAAACATTTGCTTTCTCATTCCGCCGACAGTCTCCTGCAAGTTCTCCAGTTTCCCTGTTGCAGATTTGAATTTGACTTCAATCAGTTCATGCTCACTCTGTGCAGACTTTAATTTGGATGCAAGAGCCTTACAATTATCGTCCAGTTCACGCTCTTGCTGTTCAAGAGCATAGCGTTCATCTTGCTTCTGTTTACCGTTTTCAATACATTCATTATAAGACTCTTCAGCAGCCGCTATATCATTTTCAATTTGAACCAGATTCTTTTTGCTATTTTCCAATTCAATTCTTGCTGCATGAATATCTACATCTTGGTCAAGAGTAAACTCATAACTACATTTCGGACACTGTATTACTCCAGCAAGTTGCTTTTCCAAACTGGCGATAGCTGTGTTTATCGAATTGCGGTTTACGCCCAATGTTTTACTTTTCTCACGCAATTGCCTGGCTTGTTCTCGCATAGATTCTATCTGCTGCTCAATAGCTTGTTTGTCAGATTTAATCTTGGCTGATTTTTCGGTATGGTTTGATTGCGCGAGACTTAACTCTTTGGATAGACTATCTACGTGTTTGCATGAAGCATTAGCAGATTCGTTCAACATTTGAATAGTCTTTTGTAAATCCCCAATCTCAATTTTCAAACTTGATATTTGCTTGATGTATTCCTTAATAGGGGATAAGCTGAGGGTGGCAAACTCCATGTTGATTTTCTGATAAGCAGATTCTGTATCAACATCTGATTTTTCCAAATTCTGCATTTTCTCATCCAATTCATCTAATTTATCGAGCTGGATGTCCATCGCATCAATGTTTTGTTTGCATTGCCGGATTTGAGCACGCTTATCAATAATTGATTGCTTCATGCTTTCAATCCGTTCCTTGGTGCTTTCCTTTCTGGACACTGCATCATTTATTGCTCTTTCAATTTCTGACGACAGCGCAGAAACCCGTCCATTACACTCCGCAACTTTCTTCTCAGACTGCTGTAATTCTTCTTGTACAGGAATCATATCTTCATTCAGGACTTCCAACGAATCATCGACCAGGATTCCGTTACTGAAGCGATTGATAATCTCTTTTTTGTCTTTGTCTGATGATGAGAGGAAAGACTGGTATTTTCTGGCTGTAAGAATGAAGTTTTTCAGTATATCTTCTTTCGAAAGTCCTATCTGATCCAAGATGTACTTGTTATAGTCGGCTACTGAAGCCTGTTTGATTTCTTCGGCGTCTGCTTGTCCTTTTTGCAGAAATACCTGTATAGCCTGTGGGTTCTTCCGAGAAAACGCTCTAATGACCACCATCTGACACTCAAGGATGCGATTAGAAAGAATGATTGACACCTTTGCTTCATCAAATCTGTCATTGATGATTTCGTCTGCGTTGACTTTTCTTAAAGGCTCTCCGATGATTCCGATAGCAATCGCTTCCAGCAATGCCGACTTACCAGAGCCGTTTGAGTTTTGCGAATCATTATCCAAATTCATTCCAAAAATCAAAGTAGCTTGATTTTGTATCGGACTAAACTCCAGAGTCTCAAAGGCACATATATTGGTTGCACGTATAGATTGTAATTGCCACATATTATTTTAATTTATCAAGGTATTGAAGTCCGAGTTTGTTGTCAATAGACTTTTCGGAACAAAATTTGATATATTCTTGCTTGATTCCTGATTTATTGAATTTTTGAGACAAGTCTTGTCCTTCAGATAATAAGACTTGCGTTTGTTCAGTTACCAGCTCAATTTTAGTGGCCCCACATTCTACCAATTTGTTTTTGTCAATGCTGGATGCCTGTTTTGATTTGCAGTTGATTTTAACTTTGATTTTATAACGAGGGTCTTTTTTCAAGGTCTCTATGTACTGCAAAAATTCATTGTCAAGATTCTTAAAGTCAATTTCTATGACTTTGTATCTTGTATTTGCTTCATTTTTTACAAATTCATAGCTTCCGTCTGAATAAACAATTGTATATCCTTTTTCTTCATCTTCTCCAAAATTATGCTGGCGTGAAGAGCCGATATATTCAATAGCAGTACCAGGCACTTTTTTTCGATTGTGATAATGTGCGACAAGCACCGAGTCAAAGTCTTTGAACAAACTGGCCGGTAATTCATCGTCACTGGCAGTGCTCAATCCGCCTCTAATGCCTTGGTGTATATACAGTATTGATTTTTTACCAGGAATCAATTCCTTAACCATCTCTTTATATCGCTCGATAAAGCTGCCGTTTTCAGGGAAATAACTCATAACAAAGAGGTCACTGTCCCCCATATCGTAAATAGCATAATCATCAATGACTTCAATATCAGGATATTCACTGAACATGTGACAATAGCCTAATAACGACTCTTGGTCCACTTTATCGTGATTGCCTTCCGCCATAATTACTGATATTCCATGGCTGGTGGCTTTAATCATTGCTTCTTTTGCCGCCATGATTGTTGACAACGTCTGAGAACTGCGAGACATCCATAAATCTCCACCGATTATAATCATGTCTATTGCATTTCTTTCAGCAACTTCAATTGCTTCATTCCAATTAGCACGAAATTCAGTTATATTATCGTTGCTAACATGTATGTCGTTAATCAACAGTGCGTAGGGTTTCTTCTTCTCCATTTTGCTTAATTTTTATAGCGCACGCCAAATTAATGACGTGCGCATTATTAATAATTGTTGATTAACGACGACGGACTGGGCGTGCGGCACGGCGAGATGGGCGTGCTGCCGGTTCATTGGTGTCATCATTGCGTTCACGATTTCTACGTGGAGCTGGTGCTTGCGCTGGCTCATCGTCCTCATCGTATGCATTGCTTGGTTCTGGCTCTGGTTCTGGCTCCGGTTCTGGTTCCGGTTCTGGCTCCGGTTCTGGTTCCGGTTCTGGCTCCGGTTCGTTAGGGTCCAAACCTTCATCATCATTGTCAGTTTGTGCCTCGCTAAGCACTTCTTCAATTTCATCCAGCAAATCAATATTAGTTTTGCCGCGAGTAATCCGGATGTCCAAATCATGCTTTTCAATATATTCTTTGATTGATGCACGAAGTTCCTGGCCTTCAGCCGACTTGTCGTCCAAACCTTCTTCATCCAGCTTATCATAACGCTGCCACAAAGAGTCAATGTCATCTTCTTCAGTTGCAGATTCGGCTCCATTTTCAGTCTTACCCATTACAAAATGAGATTGGTCATCAGCAGGGAACAGGCATTTGATTTGCTCAATGCAATTCTGGACTTCTTCATCGTTGACAATATCAATACCATACTTGTCATCCAGCTGCTTCAAGAACACGATAGTTGCTTCCAAATGGAATCTGGTATAACGATACAATACTTCTGGCAGACGTGGCGTATCGAGCAACTTTTGGCAGGTTTCTTCGTCCAACTGGTGAACTGGAGACAAAGTGTCGATGTTGAATGAATATCCTGTTTTTCCATTTTCTGTTTTACGGGTGATTTCCAAGGGATATGCGTTGGAAATTGAAGAAATCGGGCATGGATGATTGTTTCCGTTTTTATTCAATTTATTCCACACATTCAGTTTTCTTTCTTCCAAATCCTTGTACTGAGAATAAGAAAGCTGAAGAATCTGGATTCCGTTGGCTACGTTGTCAAGGTCAATGACATACATGCAACGCTTCATGTCCCACTTTAAACCACCGTTGAAACTGCCTTCACGCAATTTCTTGCACAACGCTTCATCATCAGCGTGTACCTCACACACTCTCTTGACATACATATCAATCAAGTCTGCATCCAGTTTGTCTTTAAACGCCATTTTAGCGTTGCATACGCTGACATAGTTCAATTTAGCCTTTCCTTTGCTGTCTTGTGTAGTATCCACAATTTTCAGCATAAGAGAACGAAGCGGATACTCATAGCCTTTACGCTCCATAGGAAGAACTTTTCCATCTGCATCGATTACCGGTGCCAAAGGCAGAATACGCACGTTATATGTGCCATCGTTCTTGAATCTCAGATAAGTTACTCTCTGCTTACTTTCTTCGTTGCTTTTTTTCTTAGCTTCTTCAAATGTTTCTTGCGTTGACGCAAACATGTCCAATGCGGACATTCTTTTTTCTTGCTCCATCATGTTGATAATTAAATTTTACGTGAATAATTTTTCCATGTGTCGGCATAGGCTCCAGCATAGGCTTCTTGTGCTTCTGCTGACTTGAGCGCATCCCTGGACATCAAATCGATGTTCCATTCTTCCATGGCATGATGGATAATCTTGTTAATGACATAATCCATCTCAGTTGCGGGTTCATTTTTAAGATCGAAGTATTCATATACTTCTTTTTCACCTGGAATATTACAGCTATGAATCGGGGCGTATAGCTCTTCAAAATATCTGTATAGGGCTTCTGGGTTTGGGTGTTCCGGTAATTCCTCTGATAATTGTTTAAGTAGATACCCAAACAGAAACTTCAACTGAGGCAGTGAGCGATTCTTTTTCTTGTCGAAAAGCAAATATCCATATTCCCCATTCGGCAATTCGTCCACAGAATCTAACAGCTCATTGGTGTCGGCATAACCTTCGCGGACTTCGATTATGCCCTTTGCTCTAATCATTTGATTTACTTATTTTGATTTAGCGATGTAAAGGTAAGCACATTTTTTTAAACTAACAAATTTTCAAATAAATAAAAATACACAAAATTGAAAACGTATTTATAATTTATTGTTAAACAGTATGTTATAAAAAATGATATATTAAAAGGATAGATTTGTAAAATGTCTATTTAAGATGTATGACTCTTTGATTTGAGCTTCCTCTCCAATCCAAATTTAATTCATGCAATTCCTCTTGATATGGACCATCTACTAAGACATCAATTAACTCAAGAATAGCTGGGAAATGGCGTTGAATGTATTCAAAGGTGTGCCCAGACCATAGCCATATTGTTTTACTGGTTCGCGATTTAATTAATCGGCACAGCTCGATAACCGCATCCGATTGCATTAATGGCTCACCTCCTAAGATAGATATATTACAATCGTCTGAGCACAGTTCTTCGTAAACCTCTTCAACATCTTTTAATACGCCATTATTGATGTTCCACCAGTCTTTATTATGACAACCTTTGCATTGTATATCGCACCCTGCAACATACAATGAATTGCGAAGCCCGACCCCATCTGCTGAGGTCGAGCGTACAATTTTAGCGACAGATAACTTCATTTAATCGTGCGTTACTCTATCATTTAATTCAGCGATTTTCCCGGAGTTCCATCTATCTGTGGTTCCGACTAAGTATCCTGTAATTCGTTGCAGACGGTCAATACGATGACTTCCACAAACAGGGCATACTTTCAAATTTTTAGAGGCATCTTCATAACCGCAATCCAAACATCTGTTACGGTTATGGTTGATAGACCCATAGCCAATGTTGAACTTATCAATTATGTCCACCACCTGCATGATTGCTTCAATGTTATGCGTTGCGTCACCATCCAGCTCAACATAGAAAATGTGTCCTCCACGGGTTTTCTCATGGTAAGGAGCTTCCACTTCAGCTTTATGATATGCACTGCACTTATAATATACAGGCACATGATTTGAATTGGTATAGTAATCCTTGTCTGTTACTCCAGGCACAATGCCAAACATTTTCTTGTCTTTTTTGGTGAACTTTCCAGACAGTCCTTCTGCCGGCGTTGCAAGAACTGAATAGTTCAAATCATAGAAATCACTGTAACGTTGTGCGTTCTTACGCATCAGCTCGACGATTTCCAAACCCAATTTCTGCGCTTCTTCAGATTCTCCATGATGTTTTCCAACAAGCGCAATAAGACATTCTGCAAGGCCGATAAATCCAATACCCAGCGTTCCATGCTTCAATACTGGGCGAACTTCATCGGTGTCTTTCAACTTTTCTGAATCCAGCCACATGCCTGACATAAGCAATGGGAACTGTTTAGCCATTGCCTGACACTGAAATTCATATCTGTCATGAAGTTGTCTTGCTGTAACATCAATGGCTTTTTGCAGCATTTCAAAGAATTTGGCAATTCTTTCTTCTTTGTTTTCAATATTCATTGCTCTCAAAGCCAAGCCTGGAAGATTGATTGTAGAGAAACTAAGGTTTCCTCGTCCAATAGACGTCTTTTCTCCATGTCGATTTTCAAAGACACGTGTACGGCAGCCCATAGTAGCCACTTCATACCGGTATCGTTCAGGGTCATTGGCATCCCATTTCTCATTTTGATTGAAAGTTGCATCCAAATTCAAAAAGTTAGGGAAAAAGCGTCTGGCTGTCACTCTGCACGCCAATTTGTACAGGTCATAATTAGGGTCTCCAGGCAAATAATTGACCCCTCTTTTCTTCTTCCAGATTTGAATAGGGAAAATAGCTGTAGAACCATGTCCCACGCCCTTTTCAGTTGAGAGCAACAATTCACGAATCACACAACGACCTTCAGCAGAAATGTCGGTACCATAGTTGACGGAGCTGAAAACCACCTGATTTCCACCACGAGAATGAATGGTATTCATGTTATGAATAAATGCCTCCATAGCCTGATGGACCCGATCTACCGTGTTGTTGATGGCATACTGCACGATAAAATCTCCCAAGTTTGCACTTGTTTCAATATTGCATTCTTTCTTGATGTAGTCTGTAATTTTTTCTTCTTTCAATGCATCACAGAGACAATCGCCATATATCGGTTTCAACTTTTCAATTTCTTCTTGATATGTCTTGCGAACAAAAGGAGCAAGATAAAAATCAAATGCCGGGACAGCCTGTCCTCCATGCTGCTCATTTTGCGTACTTTCCAATGATATAGCCGTCAGGATAGAAGCAGTTTCAATTCTCTTTGCTGGCCGAGATTCGCCATGTCCTGCTCGAAAACCGCCATTCAAAACTTTATTGATGGGACTTTGTACACAGGTTAAAGACCTGGTTGGATAGTAGTCCAAATCGTGAATATGCAATACATTGTCGTTAATAGCCTTAACTGCCTCTCCAGTCAGGAGGTATTGTGGAGAATATTCTTTGCTTCGTTCGGTAGCTATTTTAGCCATCATTCCGGCAGGAGTATCCGCATTCATGTTAGCATTTTCGCGCGTAATATCATTCTTTTTTGCTGCGATGATGTCCGTAATTATCTGGTCTGAAGAGCTGTTTCTGGCCTTATCTCTCTTGTTACGGTAAATAATATATGAGCGAGCAACATCCGGCATATCTGATGCCATCAGTTTATTTTCAACCAAATTTTGTATCTCGTCAACAGACCATTGTGATTTGTTAGACATTTGTTGCTCAATTGCGTAACTCAATTCGTCAGCCAATCCAATATTTTCATAATGACATTCTTCCATTGCTAACTGAATAGCTCGTACAATTCTTTGCCGGTCATAATCTACATAACGACCATCTCTTTTTACAATAATCATTTTAACTCTGATTTGATTCCGATTTGTTTGTCATTGAAGTTAATAAGATATTCTTTCAATTCGTTTTGGAAAGCAAGGCTGTGATTAAACCCACAACAACGCTGTTCACCGCACAACCCATTGCGATATACGCACTTGCGCACCATATATGACGCCAAATCAGGGTCCACCTTTCTAATAGCGTCTTTTAATGCCTGAAACACAATGATTGTTTCGTGATGTGCGCAATTACACAATCGTAATTTAGCCATGTCGATTAACGACTGTGCGTTAACCAGCAACCCAAGATTAACTGGAGTGTAACGGTCTGCGTTGTCTTTTAACCATTCAATTTTTTGAGCCGTGTTGTCCAATTCTTCAATTAATTTGGCCACGCCAATAAACGGCAGCTCTTTGGATAAAATTTTTAGAACAGCCACAATCTCATCCACTTTGGTTGGCAATCCCGGATTTCCCCCATGTCTATCGTCGCGGCAGGTCAACTGGTAAGGCACCGAACCAACATGGTGTCTCAGCAAATGCGTACTGATAAACAATGGGATACCATTAAATTTTACCCAGAATAATTGGGTTCTCACAGGAGAGTGTTCAGATTTGTAAATTGAATTTAGTGAAATGTGACTTTCCCCTAAAAATGTAGTTTCACACGCTTCACGCATCAATTCTTCATCGGTTAACTTTTTAACCGATACGGTAAAATCTTTCATGCGAAAAATTTATAAGAATAAAACAAGGGGAAGATGGTGTATTTCAATTAGGTCTTGCAAATATATAGATAAATTTTCAGATAAATAAAAATTGCGCCAAGAATTGTGGTAATTAGCGCAATTTTTATAATCCATATAGACGTTTACGTCTAATTTGTAATGCCCTCATTTTGGTTTCTGGGGATGGGGGAGGTGTCGGAACACGCTGATAACAACCGTTTTGTCTGTATTTGATAAGCAGTTTTCTAAAAATCGTAGTTTTGAAATACGGATTAATAGAAGAATAGCTTATCTGTTCAATTACATCAGCATCCGGCTCACTGTCACTTACAGCAACAATCATGTCATATTCAAGAGGCGCATGGAGTCGAATGCTATTTCCAAGGGTTGTAGACTCAAACCTCCTCTTGATTCTTTTTCTTCCTCGTTTTTTTGGCTTGCGTTTTTTGACTCTGTTCCTCCGTTTGCTCACCGTCTTGATCTGGACTGTTGGCAGATTCGGGTTCCATTCTTCCATTGACATTTCTGTTCATTTTGGCTTCCATAGCCATTCGTTCATTATTTTCGAGAGCATGACGTTCTCGTGCGTTTCTAAATATTTTCATTGTTATACCATATATGTGAGTGAAAATTCAGTTGTCTTATAGCAACTTCCATTGCAATATTTAATGACACATTGTCGAGTTTTAGCTGCTATGCCTACAGTCCAACTTAATGAATTACTAAATGCAAAGGTTTTGTGTACTCCGTAAGTTGGTGGGTCAATTGTATTAGGGATACTAAACAACGTTCCGGAATGTTTAGTTGTGATTTTGCCTTGTATGCTCACAATATTTCCAATCTGTCGTATATATAATCCTGATATTAGATTAATCCACCCTGTATCTTTCAATTTTGCCTGGAAGTCTCCTACCGCTGCGGCTCCAATATTGTTTCTAATTTTTTGTTTTGCTGCTTCAGAAGAGGCCATATCTTGCAAAAATTGATCCAATTTAGCATATTGCTGCAATTCATTTGACCCTATCGCTCCAATCTGGGTCCTCAATTGCTCATTGGTAAATTTACCGGCAAATCCTGTCAAACCGGAAGCTGTTTTTAAAAATGTTTCATCGGCTTTTGTTTTTGTATATACATCTTCAGTGTTCGCCTTTGTTTTCAATGATTCAGTAAATGAAGAAGATGTTACATACTTGTCTTTTAATGATATGCCGTTTTCTCTAATTTCTGGCCCCAAATCGACAAAACTTCCAGTAGCTCCATATACATATATAGCAGATAAGTTATTTGTGATTCTGAAGGTCATGTCGTTTGTTTCAGAGAATCCAGCAAACCCAATTACTTCCTGGTTAGCATCTTTCCAAATAATAGAATTTTGTAAAGTATTGGATTTTGCTTTATCAGACATTAATATTAGCCCTTCGTTGGAATGAGATACCAGCGTTGTAGTTCCATCAATTGAAACCGCTTTAGTTTGTCCGTTCACGGTAACAATTGCAGTGCCTTTTCCATTGCCTATCCGGGTATTACGGTAATAGCTGGTAGCACCGCCATATCCAATCATGTTAATGTCTACAGACGCAGTATTGGACAAATCAGTTCGGTTGTACAAATTGTTGGCGTTCATACCAATATTGCCAAATATGCCAGTAGTAGATTGAATCGTTTTAGAAGAGTTAATACCAGTTGATGTGATAGTAGCGGCTAAAGCGTCATTGATATAAAAAGAGAATCCAGAATCATCCTGCACTGTCAATTTATATTTCTTGCCAGATGCAAAAACAGATTCCATATTCAATACCCCCGTTGCTGCATACACATCGTATTGTACAGCAGGATGAGACAAAGTAAATCGGCTGCTTACACTCTTAATGCCTCCCGTCACTTCCAGTTCTCCGGTTAACTTCAACGAGCCGTTCACTGTTTGCATTTGATTGACTGAATCAAGGATTACTGCATATCGAGCAAAAAAAGCATCTCTAATTCTTTTCCCACCGTTTTGGGTGATTTGCATGGACACTGGTACCTGCTGTGTCAATGGGTCCAAAGAGGTAGGCACTGTTGCACCAATGGATACCCCATACACATTTCGTCCGACCTTGGTACCTCCGACAGCATATTGTACGCTTTCTGTCACATTGCTTTCATAGAGATATTGCGGCCAAGTAGAGATTCCGGATGCACCGGAGAATCTACGGAGTTTTCCATTTAAATAGACATAACCGGCACTGATTGTGTTTCCCGACACCTGACATCCGCTCACAATAAAGTTGTCACATTCATTGAACAGTTCGCCAAATGCCAACGCAAGCTCTTGAAGATTCAGCATATCATCAACATATACATATCGTCCGCCGGTTTGTGCGTTAAATTCTTTCATTTATTTTGATAATTTAATAGATACGTTTTATTAGCTATTCGATAACGGCCAATATAATGCTTAACCATTGCTTCATATTTTTCTTCTGAGATTAACTCAGTATTAATATGTGGGGTTGAAACAATAAAGCTGACCTTGCTTTCATTCGTCTTTTCATCCTCATAATACAACGCATCAGTGTTTGTATTTTCTGAAGCATTGTACAACACCATGTGCTCAGAAGATGGAATGTCAGCATTTTCATGATATATTGGCACTCCCAAGTGTACTCCATTCGTAATAACGATACGTTCACTGGGGTCAAGGAAATACTTGCTGAATTTTCTGTTGAGATACCATTCGAATATCATGATCTGAGATGTCATAGAAGCCTCTATTTTCATCTCTTTAGCATACTCAGAAAATTCGTCGCTAATCATTTGCAAAGGCTTTATCAGTGCTTGCAAATACAATATCAGCTTTCTGCCTCCTAAATAATAAGGGACAAGCTGATTAATTGTTTTGTCAAAATTAATCCAGTATCTCATTCAAGATCCTCCAATTTAAGCGTGATTGCTTGTCTCCATTTAGGTAAATCAGCTTCTACTCCTTGTCCTGTGCTTTCCCGTACATACCCACTGTTAGGAACAAATAATCTGGTAATCTTATGCATCTTTGCTCCATGCTCATCTGTGATAATGTTATCATCATCATCATATTGGGCAACAAAAATGCCTTGTTGGTCAGTATCTCCGTTGTCAACCTGTACGTCCGTGACATGCTCTGCACTTTGTATAGCATCTACTATTTTCTGTGCATATACCACTCCGTCAAAATCAATGTTTTCCAAAAAATCATTCAATGCATTTTCGATATTTTGATAGACTTCACTGGCTTCAACAGCTCCGTCATAATACACCGTGACTTTTGGTATCAGCACATCCCCATGACGACTGACAACTAAGGCATGTTGGCCAGCAAACAATAAGTTTCCAAGATATGCACGTATTTTTAAAAGCTCATCTTCTTCAATGCGCTGGTATGCTCCCGGTTCTCCAGTGGCAATTTTCAGAAGTAATGTTTTGTCGTTGAACCCTTCTTCTGTTACCTCTGAATAAGAGACCTTAGTAATAATTCGTTTGCTTTCATCTATTGTTGCGTATGAGCAAGCTGTTCCTTCATCATTAATGACCAAATCATCGCCAGATTGATATTTGAGCAATGCGTTGGCAAAATATGACGGGGTTCCATTGATTCTGTTCTTCAAATCAGAAGCAAGGTCTACCTTAAACACATCCATTATATTTTCATGTATCCATATACATGCAGCTGTCACCCAAGTAAACGCATCAATTATAGACATTTTAGAGCCATTATGAAATTCGGTCAGCTCTAAATATTTATCTCTTGTTTGTTTTGCAACCTCATATATTTCGCTTAATGTTCGTGCCATTGCTATTCAGTATATGTATATATAATATCGTTGATTACGAACTTCCACTGTAGCGGATAGTTCCACTCTTTTTCTCCAATAATTGTATTAATGGCTTTCCAGCCTTCTTCTGAAGGTTCTGTATTTAGGTATACCGTACATGCTCTACGTGTTCCATAATTGCTGACAATCCCTTGCAGATAATTGTCTAATACGGATATGTCGGCAAACTTTACGTTCAACAGATTCAATTCTTGCAAATCCATATTAACGATTGCAGACAAATCTGTAACTATGCATCGTTGTAAGTCTACTTTGTAGGTTCCTTCAAACAAGAATAGCCCTTCTAAAGTAAATCCGTTTGAATGACTTATATATTCATCTACAACCACGGGCTTTACCGGCAATAGATTTCCACCTAATTCAGAAACATCAAGGTATGTGAATTTAAGCTCATCTGTGTTTCCATAAAAACGGACACGCCTAATTTCAACCGTATTATCAAAATAATGAGTAATTAATTGGTTGTCATGAGACAATTGAATTTTTTCCAATTCACTATTATCTCCCCAATCGATTATTAATTCGCCTTCACCCCCTGCAACCATACTGATAACTGACAATGACTCATTGACACCACAAACCATAATCAGCTCTTGCCCTGGGTCCTTATAATACACATGTCTTTCATTATTGGAAGGCACAATTTCTTGCTCAGACATGCTGGAAACGATAGACTCGTTAAGAACAAAACTTTCATGATATTCAAGTTCCATTCCAGGTTGCAAATCAGTTGTCATCGTCAGCCAGGTGTTGGTGATTAATAAATCAAACAAGCCTTCGACACTGCCGTATAATTCAATGGCAACATCGAACAAATTTTGTTTTGGTTTTACTATATGTGTAGCCATTAATTTGCATTTGATGTATCAAGTTCAAGATGGTCTATTTCTTGAAGCTCATAATTATAAGAAGCCTCTTTAACAATGACTCCATCCTCAAGAAATTCACGCTGCATTATTTCTGCAAGATTACCCTTATTGATATTAACGGCATTAACCCATCTTACAAGTCCCACTCCCGATACCGGGTATCTATAATTGTTTGATGGGTTACATGCCAACATGAGGTTAGCGTTTTGTCTATCAGCAGCGATAATATTAAAATCACTTTGTTTAAATGAATACAATTCAATACAAGAAGATTCGATTCTTCCGAAAAAGAATGATTCTGATATGGTAATCAATTGAGACGCAAATATATTTTGCTTTGCCTGTCCGTACATTCCAGCCTGAACTATAAACCAGTCTGATCCATCGGATAAATTTTTCACATATTCAATATTACCATTGTCATACACTCTTCTAATTCGAATCATAAATTCCTTATATTTAGGTGTATATGGTATTGTAAAATAAAACCCATTATTTCGAATTGAATTTTCTGTTACAATACTGGGAATATCGATTTCACCATATATGTATCGAGACAATCCGCTGGGATTTGATACCCAACGGAATTGTCTCAATTTGTAAGAATTTTGTGGATCAAGCACAATATCTCCTGTATTAATATGAATCTCTATATCTTGTCTCATTATATATTAACTTGTATAATTCAAAATTTGGTACCTAAATCCATCTGCTTTTGTAATTAAAACCATAACAGAATCTCCTTGCTCCATAGCATAATCTTGTGTCCCTTCATTTTGATTGTATATTCCTTTTAGTATAATTCTTTTAGAGCCAGTTCTTACTCGAAAAATTACAGTAGCTGCAAAATCTGTAGGCAAAGAACTTAACCCAAATTGCCTTGCAACTGAACTTTCTGTAGGAAGAGTGACTTCAACGCTACTATAATTAGGATTGTTATAATACAGCAAAATAATATTATTTTGAGAAAAATCAATAGAGTAAGTAGACCCACTTAACGTTAACAGCTTAGCTTTAGTATTAATAAATGCTGGAGCCATCAATGCTGCGTTTGAGCTTATTCCATAATTTTTTGTCCCACCGCTCACACTGATAAACAATCCATAATTGGCTTGGTCAAAGCCATAATTGCCGTATGTATTTGGATGAGTATTGACAATTCTACCTGCTGCCGTAAATGCACCTCCAGCTGAAGATGGAATCACATCATCTCCAAACATTGCATACCCATTGGTGGCTCCTACTCGTAGAAAATCATCGTAAATAGCCAACGAGCCACCGCTTCCGGATGATGTAGCTGTTGTTCCAATTCTATTGCTGCCGATTGTAAATCCACCAATAGATCCGCTGGTAGCAGTAATACTTCCGTTGACGGTCACATTTCCGGAAGTATCCCATTTAATGTTGCCGCCAGCTAATGTACCTGAACCGTCAGAATTGAGTTTCCATTTGGCATTTGAAGATGCTTGTTGAATCGTACTTCCAGTAATTGTCCCTGCCGTAATATTGTTGGCCGACACAGTGCCGGTATATACTCCATTAGCATCTATTTTAGTTAATTTATTACCAATGGCTCCGCTAATATTGGACCACGCCAAAGACACATCAGAAGCAAATGACACTACTCCAGCATTAGTCCAGCTAATTTTTCCACCTGCTATCGCACCTGAGCCATCAGATTCTAACCTCCATTTATATCCACGTATTCCATTACTTCCTATGGTAATATTATGGCTTCCTGTATAACTGTTGGATGTATTTACTTTAGTTCCTAAATACAAACACTCTTTATCAAAATTCCACCCGGCAATATAGTTGCTTCCGTTGGACGACAAGCAGAAAGTAGAAGTTCCGTCTGAATTATATGATACTAATGTCGATTTAGACGAATTAGCATACATAAAAATACCGCCACTATTTTGAATAGTAGATGCGAGAGATGTTACTGACACACCGGATATATCTTGTGCTGATAAGAACAATCCTCCATACGAAGAATGAGATACAAGGGCAGCATGAGCAGTTGATATACGATATGATGACAATAACCAGCCAAATATTGAGCCATCATTTTCATTGAAGGTTACTTCACCTCCAGAGAATGCGGCTTTGCCGTTTCCATCGATTCTCCATTTATACCCTCTAATTCCGTTTGTTCCAAATGTAATAGAGCCGCTACTTGCTGTAAATACTCCTAAAGCATTGTTCTTGGTGCCAAGCCACATAGCATCTCCATCAAAATTCCATCCTGCTATATAATTGGACGCACCGGCGGAAAATGTTTTGCTGGTACCCTTATATGCAATAAAACCAAAATCAGAGTTGGAAGTGTAATACATCGCCACGCCTCCATACGCACGAACCCATGACAAATGATTCCCATCCCATGTGCCATTATTGGTAGGTATAGACTGTATGTTAGCTATGGCCAAATACTTATTGACACTGTTAACCCCAACCTGGGTAGAATACAAAGCCAAATTATTGATTTCCCATCCGCCTATTTTGCCTTCAGAAGATTCAATTCTGCCTTTATATTTCGCACTTCCATCCGAATTGAATGTAATATTGCCGTTGGCGAATTTGGCATTTCCTAATGAATCCAGCTCCCATATTGTGGCTCCAGATGAATTGGTTGCGGTAATATGACCGTCCGATAAGATACGTAAAAAGCCATCTTTGCTTTGTATGCCTCCATTATTGATGTCCCATCCACCAATCATACCCCCTTGGCTATTTAAGTGAAAGATTTCTACACTATTTTTATAACCATAGATTCCTGTACTATCTTGGTCTGGTCCGATATATACGCCAGTTAAGCCTGGGATAGACATAATGTTATCTTTAGGGTTAGAGCCGGTTGGGCTGTATTGGGCAAATTGGTCTTTTTTCCCAATAAACAGTTTTGGCGTCATAATGTATGTGCTGCCTATCTTCGTTTTGCCTCCTTCCCAGTCCTGTATCCAATCCAACATTGTAGATTCTCGCACAACAGTATATGAAAACGACACCTGTGTGATATACCCATCATCTGTAGTAATTGACAATGGAACTGAACCCTGCAATGTATTGTTTGGAATTGAAGTAATCTTCAACAAATATGTAGTTCTATTCGTGTTAGTTAAAGATATACCAATTTGCTCGTTGCCGGACAATAGGGAGGTACAATTAAAAGGCATTATTTTATCGCCCCTCAATACTGTAATGTAAGTACATGCATTATCCAGCTGAGGATTCGACCCGTCAAAATCTGCGTGAATCATGCATGATGGAACAGTCATAGCCACTGTATATGCATCATTGACGGTGTCAAGTGTTATTGATCCTTTTGCAATATATCCCATATTATAAGTCTTTATAAATGAATAGTCGGACAACAACATATACGTTTGCTGTTGTCCGACTCATTTAGACTTCAAGAGATAGAGGTGTAGGATAGTTCCCCTTGTAATTAAATGATTTCAATGAATCCAGGTCGTCAGCATTTTGAACAAACACCAAGTTCCTTTTTGTTGCATCAAAACATTCAAATGCATATTGCTCCATTTGAGCTAACAAATCAAGAGCTTGGGCAGGAGATTCTATTGACACTGGGACATTTCCCACCCATATTGGAGGCACGTCTGACGCTTTCCATTGCTCACTGGATTCATATAAATTATACATATTGACGAGGCCCATTCTGGTGTCCTTTTCAATCCGCCCGACATTTCCATTTATGGATACCATTTTCACAGCATCTGATTCGTCATACGCTTCAATTTGCTTAATTCTTAATGACCTCCAACTTTCAAGGTCATCACTCTTTTTGAATGATTGCATGATTTCAGCGATTTCGTTTTCAGAGGATGCCAGCAAATATTCTGATGGAATCTTGTTCAATAGCTCATCAATACTTAATGACACAAGCTCAACCCTATAGCTATACCCTTGATACTTCATTTCTGGAGCATCTTCATTTGCTTCTTTTAATTCAATTACTCCAACAGTAAGAAATACTACGTATTGGCCTCTTCTAAAAGACCCTATTCTTACTGTGTCTGGCTTATATTCATATAAATTTCTAACCATGTTCTTTTTATTTAAAAATAGGTCGAAACTTTCTTCGTAGTTTAATTTTGTTGTAGTGTGCGCTTCTGAAGAAATACTTTTGGCATTGCAAAATAAACTGCCCGACAATTCTTTTTCTGAACCGGTAAGTTTGTCTGCCTTTGCAAAAGCCTAAATAGGAATTGACAGTATCCCGTATATGTTCTAATTCGGTAATCGTAATTTCCTTCTCATGCTCATTAAGGTATTTGATAAATCCATGCACTCGTTCTTCAAATCTGCCAATTGTTCTGTTGCTCAAATAATTGCGGCCATTATGAATATATGTGCCCACAAACATTACACCATGATTAGCTGGCTGGATGTATCGCTTGTGCTTGTGTAAAGAAAGTCCCATTTCTAAGAGCTTTTCATCACACTTGTTAACCAGATTCATGAGAAATTCTTTATCGTTACAAACAATAATAAAATCGTCAACAAATCTGGAATAAGACCATCTAAACCGTTTCTTTTGTCGCCTCATTTGATGCTTGTGTGCCTGAAGGCATTGCAATACATACCCATCAAATTCCGCCATATAAAAATTAGCGAATTGCTGGGTGGTGAGATTGCCGATAGGCATCCCACGCCCTTCTTCACATCTAAATAAGGATTTGTTGGCTTGTAATCCAACCCAATCTTCTGGGTTGGAATTAAACATGCAATTCTTTTCGGGTCTATGCATTACCACTATTTCTACAAGCCATAAGAGCATCTCTTTATAATCTCCATGGTATTGAGCATTGATAAACTGTTTCAGCTTATCACACATTCTACGCTGAGGAATTGACATAAAGAAGCCTACCAAATCTCCCTTAAAAATCATAGCATTGCACCTATAATTATTGGTTACTTTTTTAATGCCTTTTTGTACAGAAAGAACAGCTGTTTTAGTGCCAAATCCCTTACGACAATTGTGTGTTACATTGCCTTGTTTATGACATAGCTGTTCAAACAAGGGTTCAAGTCGTAGGATAATCCAATGATGTATCACTCTATCTCTGAATGCAGCCGCAAACACTTCTCTCAATTTGGGATATTTTACAAGGAAGCATGTTGAAGTATCAGGTGTATACGTGCCGTTCATTAATTCATCTGTTAATACATCAAGATCCTCATCGGCATGGGGAATATAATCAAGGCATTGTCTACTCGATGATTTACCTTTACAGCAATCTATATATGCCGTTTGTATTGTTTCCCTTAAAGCAGTCCATTCTGAATCATGAGCTACAGCCGGCCTAACAACATTGCTATTATTCTTGTTGTTGTTGTTGGTGTTACCAGAGTTGAAGTTGACGTTCCAAGCGTTGTTGCTACTATTCTCAGTGCTACTCCAGTGGTTGCCGGTTTTTGTCTGCGACATTGCATCTTCGTAACTCCTTAATATGTTAATATTGCTCCAAGGAGTATGTCGCCCGTATGAAATCAGAAGCTCAGACCCTCCGATAATGCCATAATCATCTTTCTTCATCATCGCCCTGGTCTTGTAATGAGCCTCGCCATGCTACTAATTGGCGTACTATAATATCAATTGATTTACCCAACTGTTCGGACTTGCTTTTGCCGATGAGATTAATCCCTGATGCTGAATTAACGCACACTTTAACTGTGTACATTAAGGAAATAGCTTCGCTCAACGAATTATGTTTAAGAAATTTGTTGTTTTGTTCGTATGCAGCAGAACTCCATCTGATTGCTTCACTAAATTTATCCAGTATAATATCGCTTATTTTAACGCTTTTGCGTGGTATAAGCTGTACTATTTGCAAAATCAAAGTCATGGAATGATGATAAGAACGATATATGGGAGTGTTGATGAAAGTTTTAGCTTTCTTGTTCATTTCTTTCTTGTTACATCTTCCTCTGTCTATTTCCTGCTTTGTTAATCTAACTGCTTTGTCATAACCTTCTTTGGAATTATCATCCATCATCTGCATCAATTCATCAAATGAGCCATGTGTCTCTTTGTATTTTTGTGATTGTATAATTTCTCTGCTATTAGCCATAAATTTAACATTATTTTAGTATATAGGCAAGTGCCCAAAGGCACTTGCCAGATGAAGATTAAAGAATAAACTCAAACGCTACAGCCGGCCTAACAACACCGCTATTACTCTTGTAGTTGTAGTAGGTGCCACCAGAGCTGAAGTTGACGTAACAAGCGCTGAAGCTACTACTCTCAGTGCTACTCCAGTGGTTGCCGGTAGAATGGTGAGTAAACGGTGAACTGCCATTCGTGTGAAATGCTCTCCAAGACAATAATGAATACAGAGGTTTCTCTGAATCAATCATAGACTGGAAGTATTGGTTGATAGCGTTAATTTCAGCTGTAGTATAATCGCCAGAGGTGATATGCTCATAACGAACATTCGACTTGATGTAATTGTCTCCATCAGCGTTATATGCATCCAAAATCATGTTATCAATCACAGATACGTTTGGCAAAGTGTTCTGACCAGTTGCGTAATCCTCATTCCATCCTCCAGTACGCGACAAGGCGTAATAAATAAATTGTCTTGACAATTCACCGCTGGAAGGGAGATACCAGTTGTTCCGCTTGTATTGTGGGTGCAAATACTCTCCGTCTTGTACTTTGGGTTCATACAAATAACAAGAATATGCGGCAGGAAATGCAAATTGACGGAAGATGGTTAAATCCCCATTGGCCTTTTGCAAGATTTCCATTACATTTCCTAATTCCTCCAATGTCTGCGGCAAAGACTCGATGGTTTTGATTTTTACATTTGACGGGTCACTATTGTCAGACCACTGAATTTCAATCTTATCATTATTTCCACCCATTAAGTATCCATTAAAGATTTGCTCCATGTGTCTGACAATGGTTTTGGTATTGTTCTTACCGGACCATTCGTTAATCATACCCACGGTATCGCTATAATCTTTAAAGCCATCGTCTTTTTCTTGATCCAAGCAGTTCCCAGGAAGCAGATAGTCATTGTTTTTACCTCCAGTCATACCACGGGCAGTATAATTAGTCAATGCCGTATCAAAGATGCTGCTGAGTCCAACCTCCGCGGCAACTTCAGCTCCAAATACTGTTGAAAATCCACTGGTGCTATGGATTTCATCGGTGCCTTGAGGGTACAAACCCCATGGATTAGACGATGTGTTGATTACATTGTCTGTACTCTTAATGACAGCATCTTCCTTGCAATCGATAAGTACATTATAACCTACCAATTTTTTATTTTGCAATACATCATTAGTAGGTTTGCTAAACCCTGAATATGTAATAGGGGCAGCATCTCCTTCTCCCTGATACATAGGGTCTAATTTATACACCATACCTATCATAGTTTTGTCCTTCTGATACTGGTCGTCAAATGTTCCGTCAGCATACGCGAAATCTCCCAATTTAGGATGCCTCAGATAAAATCCAACCATCATATCAGATGTCAATACTTTTCTGGTAGAGCCGACAATGGTTCCTACTTGTACTCGCAATGTATATCGCGTTCCACTGGATTCATTAGTAACTTTGGTGACATTTAATAGACCCTGAACCGCATCAATCCAATTACAATATTGCACCGGCACAATTTCATCTCCATTTGCATCGATAAAACCGAATTTAATATCCGCATGAACTGTTCCATCTTCTTCTGTGATAATACCCAAATTATTGGATGTAACTGGGGTCACGTTTACGCCAAAGGTCGCTGTACCAGTTTCTTTAATATATGACGTACCTGTGATTGCCACACTATTTATCTGATATTTATCATAAGTAAGCGACAATGGTACCCCAGAAGTAGCATCAATATTGCCAAATTTAGCAACCAGCGTTCGTTTGTTGTCAAAGGTCAAACGGCCTTGTGATTGATCCACAGTTATTTTACCCATTACTGGATATTTTTCACTTGTAACTCCGTAAGAATATGGCTGTTGTCCAGCAAGCCACATTAACATTGCCACAGAAAAACCGCTCCAATTAACTTGGTACAATGAAATTGTCACAATGGAGTTGGTATAGCTATATATTTCGCCAGCCAACTCCATTGTGTTAATTCCAGCTACATTCACAAATACATTTCTTAAATCAGCCACATCATCTATAGAAAATACAGATAATGAAGGCATATCATACAACTCCAATCGCGTTAGCCCAGACGGAAGTCTTAATTCAGTCAAAGAAGCGGTTTTAGGAGCATCTACTCCAATTACCCCAGTACACCCTGATAAATCCAATTTATTTAGATTGTACATAGATGAGAAATCGAAAGAAGGCGATGAAGAGGTAAAATCTATATTTCTCCAGTCAATTTCTTCCAAATCCAAATTGCTGGCCAGTACAATGCTGGAAGGCTTGAATGTTGAATTTAAACGCGGCATAACCAGTTTTCGTAAGCGTTTTCCTGACAATCTTAGATTACCTTTGATTGCGTTCGCTCCCAAATTATCGATAGCGGAACAATATGACATGCCATGTATTGATACAGTAGTCTCTCCACTCATTGCCGTGATAAAGGAACATGTTTCACCTGCCTTTAAACGCCATGGTGAAGTATGTTTTACGCCACTACTATCAGTACCATAATCCAAAGCCTGTCCAAAAGCAGCAACAGGGAATATATCCTGATATGCTGTGTATTGAATATTGTAAGTTGAATTACCAGTGGACGTAAAGGTAATACTGTCAGTTCCATTAAGACTAAAGTCTCCAAAATTAGCATAACTTTCTATCAATGCCAATCGCTTGGCCATATACTCCCGTTCAGCATGTAACTGATTTCCAAGAGACTGCGTAATAGGCATCTCCTTATAACCGTACGATACTCCAGGCTCAGAAGGATGAATACCGTCATAGTACAACTGAGCTGTTTCATACAGCAAACGAGCTGCTTCATTATATGCTACAGCTGGATAATATTCCTGCACACTGAAGAAATATTGCTGGAAGAACTCATCTACACTTCCACACAACGTAGTCATAGCGGTGAAAATCTTGTTCATCATTGTCCGCAGATCGTCCGGATAAGCAAGGTCAATAAGCCTACACAAAGCATTGTCGTGTCCATTCCAATACCATGCATCATACTCATCCTTGTCATCAAACAAAATCCAATAAGGCTTAGACTGCTGACCTTTGTTGTCGGTACGGAAGATAGTATCCATATCGTCTCCGTCCATACGAATCTTATGGTCAATATTTCCCTCTATCCAATAATATGTGTTTTTTGTGTTGTTATCGGTGCCACCCCACAACAAATTTAAACAACGCTGGAACAACATGTCCGAAACATCAAAATAGGTGCTGAACTGTTGCTTAAATAATGCCACACGTCTTTTAATCAGTTCTGCATTCTTTTCATCGTTGCTCATACCAAATAAGTCGCTATCAGAAATGCCTAACTGAGTTTTGAGATTCAAGACAGTTACATTAATATTATTGAATCCATTTTCATCTTTTGAGCTGGCCCGGCTAACTCCAGCATTAGCCCACTCATCTTTAATGTAATCCATACGATATACATTAAGATATTCGCTGCTGGATGTGTCTGCATTCCAATAATGTACATTAGCTTCAAGCTCTAACCCTTCAGTAATATTGGCCTCTTGTTTTGCTTTGTCTCGCAAATAAGCCTGGTTCAACGCATTCAAGTCACCGTTAAACCATCTTAAATTGGGGTTGCACAAATACACCATATTAAATCCTGGAATGATGTAATTGTTGAGCGATGTAATGGCCCCTCCTGTGGGATGCGTTTCATCTTCATTTAATGCCCCAAGGTCAAAGTCAAAGTTCGGTGCACCATTGTAGCAGAATGATTCCTCATCCGCAACATATTTCATTTCAGAAGGAATCCATGGAGTTTCAAAGTTAGCCCCAGGAACATTGTTATCTGCTCCTTCAATCATTATATAATCTGGAGTGTAGGATTCGCTTTCTTCGTCATCGTCATAGCCAAATGTGGCCTTATCGCCCTTAGCAGCTCCCCACGTTTGGAACCCACAGAAAGTAGGAGTAGAGTGGTTCTTGTCTGTATAGAAGCACAAAAAGGGTTTTTCCAATACAGCTCTTCGCGATGGGGTTGACGGATTGTATTTATCGTATGTAAAGCCTCCATTTGGCAGGGCACATAGCCTATGCAAGTCATTGAATGCCGCAGTTGCACCAATTTTATGACTCTGCATAGATGATGCGTAGTTTGACTTACCAACAAATTTTTTAGCTTTTGGCTGGTTATCGTCAAGCTGATAATAAGTTGTCTGGTCATAGTAAGGCTTACCAGTGTCAGGATTTATCCCTATAGAAGTAAATGTACCTTTTACAATCCCTTTAGAATCATCAGCTTTACACAGCTTTGATGATAAGTTAGGCCAATAATATTTCTTTGCAGTAGAACCCTGTCTCTTGATTTCACAACTTGAAAATACGCCTGAATGCTTTTCATCCCCGATAATCAATACTGTCATTTTTACATTATTGATTGATCCCGGATCGTTATTAAAGGTCGGGTATGTTGCTGTGCTTGGCAACTCATATAAAATTGTGTTATAAATCTCTTTGGCTTTGTTGTAATCAATGACGTCTCCATTCATAATGTCATCATTAGCAGCTACAAATGCTTTCTTGTCCTCAATTGATGACATTGCTGCCTTATAGTCTTGCTGGATATACGTAGAACTCATGGATTCATCAATCATAATGCGCATCCCAAAGATGTCAATATTACATCCGGTTGAGCCTATTTTAAGATGCCCGTTGGTACCAGTTGCCCCACAAAAAGGAGACGTGGCTGCATTTTGATATGTGTATTCACGTTGCAGCACTCCATCTGCAAAAATACGCATATAATTCAAGCCTTCGTTTCTCAAATTGTTTACTATATTGACAGCAATATGGATTCGTTTATCTTCTTCCAGATAATAATCCGCCATGTCAGGGATAGAGATAGGTCCCTGTCCGCTACCTAAGAAAATTATTCGATTAGGCAGCACTTTTAATCCTACAAAACTGGATGTGGTTTCACTGAAACAAGAGATAACTGGGGCAGACTCGTCTACAATTTTGCTAATAGCAATATCAAATTCCATTGTAAGAGAATAATCCACTCCAGATACTTTCAATCCGGTTGTAGTTATAATAGGCTCAAATGGCAAATCAAGCATAGAGCCTTTGAGCAATCGAAATCTATCAACACCATCTTCACGAATAAACCCTTCTACTGTAGGATTCACGATTTTGGTCTGATTATCTGCTGGCTGGTCCACCAATTTCAGCGTCTCCGCATCAAACACAAATGAGTTTCCACGTGTGTCTGCACCATAAAAAGACTTAGTGTTCGCATTTAGCACAAGGTCTGCCGTTCCTTTAGAAGAAAAGTCCATTGAGTTAGACAGTAAAATGGAACCGCTATAATGAACTGTATCATTGTGCTTAATTTTGACCAAAACACTGAAATCTCCAAGCGCATGTTCACAATTTAATGCTGTTCTGAACTCATACGTAGAACCATTGACGCATTTGTTCGTTTCTTCGTGGTATACAGTTTCTCCATTCAAACCATCTACGATGGAAAGATTTAACTCATATTCCGTTTCTTTCGGATTATATACAGCATAGTGTAAAATTGTTACGGTATCGTAATTTTCAGCTTCAGTGATTGCATCTGCAACAGCCACTAACACCTGGTTATTTCCTTCTTCTTTATACATAATGCCAAAGGTTTGTTCGCTCACCTTTGTGCCTTTAGTATCTGAAGCAAACGTAAGCCATGCCTTAATACGATAAGTACCATGCTTAAATGCATATTGAGAGCTGGAAATGGTAATGTTTTGGACGGTTTCGCTTCCACCTTCATTAGCGGCAAATGCAATTGATTCAGGTTCGGCCAATATCGAATCTCCCGTTGAATTAAGGATTTGCAAATGTAAATTTCGAGCAACAGAACCCTTTACATAAAACGGAAGTACAACTGAATTGCCTTCAAATACGTGTCCCAAGTCTCCAGCGTATTCAAGGCCCATAGATTCAGACATGGTTACATTAACGGATACGGCTGTGGAACTGGTTGACTTTTCAGGCTCAACTACATTGATACGGTAATTCCATTCTCCATCTTGAAGATATGGTCCAAGGTCAAAGTCAGTGTATACTGTGCTGTCCTCTGATACAGCATCAATATATCTTTCAATCCCGTCTGATGGAGAAAGCTGCTGGAAGTTTCCGCTTACCCCGGCTTTACGTCCGGTCACAACAACAGTTCCACTGGTTCCAGCCATATCTTCTGTAGTGGTATTTCCAGCTACAGTTGTGGCCCGTTTACATGTGAATTTTAACGGGATAATCAATTTCTTGACATTGGTAAATTTGGGGTCCGCTGTATCCTTTCCGCTAAGCGTGACCACATAAGCAGTTCCTTCTCCATGACGAGAAGCGACATTAAATGTTTGCTTGCTTAACACCAAACTTTCTTCATTTCTATCTAACAACCATTTGGTCTTATCTTCGGTGTTGCGAAATGTGTAAAAAGTAAGATAAGCATCGACGCTGTCGTCAACATAAAAGTCGCCTCCTTTTTCATTGATTCTCTGCTTAATGAATTGTTCTACTGCCTCTCCATCGTAAGCGTTAGTGCCATCATCCCATACGGCATTCATATCGGGGATTGGACCTGGCAAAATGTTTCTTTTTTTGTTTCCCATTAATCAATAATTAATTGTGTCTCCAAGCGTCATCTTTGTTCCACGGTTTAGATGAAAGCCAATATCCGCTTCCAAAACAGCTATTAACAGCCTCCCATATTAGACGAGCGCCTTTATAAATTGCGGTAATAGTTTTACTGCCATAATATCTGGCGGTAAGATCAATTTCATTTTTGATGTTCATTATTCTTCATATACATTGTATTCTACATCTTCTTGAATTTTTCCGGATGATACCAGCTCATCATATTCATCTTGTGTGAGATAGACCGTCTTATTGGCATCACTAATCAACTCATTGATTTTTTCCACCATTTCGTTAAACTCCTTTGCGGTTAATCTACCTCCTGAAGTTGCTCCTTGATTTTCAGTCTTTTGACCTATCGATAATTTTTGTATTGCCATTTAAAATGTTATAGGAAATGCGTATTCAAATCCATCAATGCTCAATAATTCGCATACAATTATTTCGCTGTTATTCAATTCGTAGTCAAGGGTAAGAACATTGGGGGAATCCTTATTAATGGTGCCACCAACAATTTCAATTTCTTTTTCAATATTAGAAGCACTATATCTCTTCCATTGAAATTGGTAATGCGATTTAGCATATTCCGGGTCAACCAATTTCCCCTGATAATATACATTTGCCGTCAGCACTGTGCTACAGGTTCCATTTTGAAATGTGGTGCCGGTAGACGATACGACTTCTACAGTATATCCTTGTACATACTGCTTCTTAATTGTAAATGTATCAGAATATGTTCGAGACTCATTCAGCTTCACCTCACACATAACCGTGAGATAGCTCTCACCGCCGACTGTGCCATTACCATTGGTTTCAATACCCCACATTTCTGAATCTGGGTCAACAACCAATGTCTTTGCGTTAGCGTCCTCAATTTCAACAAATTCTCCATTCTTCTTGTAATACCATTGTCTTTGATTTGGAGTAGAAGTAAATCCGATTTCTTCCAGCGTCAAAGTTATTGACGTAGGACTCACCGGGGCATTTTTATCTTGGCCTATAATGGTGAATGTGTCATCGCCTAAAATTCTACAGTATCTATTGGCCAGCTGGTCTTGAGCATCTTTGTCAAGATTGTCCCAATTTAAAGTGACGCCATCATTAAATGTAACTTTGCCATCCTTATCCCAAACAATATTCTTCTTTGCAAGATACCCACTTCCGTCTTGACGGAGCAGAAATGATTTTGACCTGGTGCCTATGCCTCCCTCATTACCCTCTTCATCTTTATAATTCAACTGAAGCAATGGATTCTGCATAGTTCCTCCAATACCTCCACGGTTGAACCATGCTCCATATTCACCGGTTTCATTAAGAGTCTCGTCTGTAGCTTGGTATTGTGTAGCTTTATCTCCAGACTCCAATTGCGGTGCTGTAAAATAAAAAATGGACGAATCCGGATTCGGGATACTTGGGTCTACTGATTCATAAATAGATGCAGTAAAAGTAGGAGATAATTTCAAAATCAAATCAGATTCTTTATTGTCTCCAATTAGCAGGTCAAAGAACACGTGTACGCGCCTCCATTCATGTGTCTGGTCAGAAGCAATCGTAATTTCTCCAACTGCTTTATCATTTTGTTGTATGGTTAACCTGCCTGGCTTTTTAAAATATGTCCAGAACGAAAAGCAAAATCTTTTCCCAACATGATTTGTCAGCCATTGATTTGTCTGTGCAATCATTTCAATACTGGAGCTGGACCGATATACGCATCCTATTCCCGTAGGATTAACGACATCAGAATCATCACCCTCAATATGTATCTCATGAGTAATGTTCACATCAAGAGAGTTGACAAAACAATTCTTATGTATTTTGCCGGCATAAAATGTAGCACCAAACCCATTCTCATCCCCAGCAGTCAATGTGCCAGATATATGGGCCGACTGAGATGCATATAATTTCTGGATGTATGCGCCATATCCTGTAAGTTGTCCAAATACATGGTCTGTAACCCCGTCGAGCTTTCCAATTCTGGAAGCACTTGCATCGCCAAAATTGGCAACACTGGACAATAATATGATGTTCAAATCTGCAATTTGAATTTCTTCTCCAACTGGAAGCTCACTCAAATCAATTTTCAACGATCTTAGGTGTCTGCCAGAATATTCAACAGTAACTACTTGGAATTTATATTCCCATTCAGTTCCTATCGACTCAGCCCATTCTGCATCAACATGCAAGTCATCCGTATATCCCAGTTTAACCGGCAAACTTTCCAGTGCTGAGCTGCTTCTTGCCTTATAGGACACCAATACCTGATTATTGTTTTGAATGAATTGATAAAAGTCTTGTTGCAGTCCTTCAAATCCATCTGCATAATCGGACATACGGGTAATAGTAAGTATCCTATTTACTTCATTGCTACTTGGGGTGTACTGAATATTTAAATTATTACTGTGTCTCACAATATATTGAGACTGAGAATCTTCAAAAGATTCAGACATCAATCCTTCTGGCCAGCATAAACTCTTGTTTTTGCCAATGCCATCAATTACGTCCATGTATGGAGCGTAATCGTCAGATGCCGTTAAATATAAGGCACCTAAACGATTCACGTTGAATAGATTCGTTATCCGAGCAAAATCAAAAATTTCTGTTGAATTGCTTCCATCAAGCTCATCACCTTCCAACAAAGCTCCAATGAAATATGGCCGCTCATCAAATAGCCCTGTTGTCGTATTCTTAGTCCTTTCTACTCCATACGACAACACACACAGCAAGGAATATATAATATCGGTCCCATTAAAGTATTGACGACGAATTATATCTCCAGTCTGTAACCCTTGAACTTTTTTAGAGTCAGAGTTAAGTAGTACCTGATATTTTTTATATTTAACTAATGCCATTTAATTCAGTTCTCTTACTTCATCGCCGGAGCAAGAATCGCTTACCCACAATGAGCCGTTCGTGATTGAATTTTTTTGTACTTCAAGTTCATACACGCGCATTTTTTTTCGAATCGTCAAATTGTCGAATGTAGCGTGCGTATTTCCGGTTGTCACATCCTGCATAATTGCCCACCCACTTCCTGCAAATCCACTGGAAAAACTGATGGATGAAGAATCTGGGTTAAATGAAAACAGGTTGCCATCGAACATTGAATTTTGAGTATAACGCATACCGTCCTCAATACCTTCAATGAACTTTCCGTCATCAAAGAATAGGACATCCTCTTGCAATCGGGTTTTATACCGTGAACTTTTTATTGCTACTGTACTGGTCTCAATAGGCTTATCAAATTCAAAATGAGCGGAATCTGTCTTAAAATGAGTTGCAGAAAAAGATAGATTGGAAGTTGGGTTAAAAATCAAAGAGCTGGAATAATCGCAATAAATCTCGGTATTTATCCAACTTTTCGCCGGCAGAGACCCAGACATATCTGTGAAAGACAATTTACCTTTGAGTTTATCGCCTTCTCCATATATACATGGACCATCAGCAGAACCAAAACGTAAATTGTCATGAATGACAACTCCATAATCAACGCTCGATTGATAATACGTCTGCATAGTAGAGTCGCCAATTCCATTAGCCACCCCAACGCTTAACCCATTAGGGAAATTTCCAGTGCCATCATGGGTAATAATGTTATACGCCCCATTGTAATTAGTGATATTGGTTTGAAGCGCAATATATTTGGTCGCTACTTTTTCTCCATCGCTGTTTTCTCCTGAATCCCCTAAATTCATAATGGCTCCTGGAGCAGAAAACGATACAACATTGTCTACGCTGCGAACCCACACAATATAATTGTCATTAAACTTAATTCCATGATTGTTTTCAATAGACAAATCCGTGTTTAATGTAATATATGGGACATGGATTACGTCTCCTTCAGCATTAAGATATTCCTTGACCCCAGAATAGAGCAATTGATTGTCAAGCAAATTTAAACTGAACCCACCATTAGATGTGAGGACACCATTCAAGTTAGAGTCGTTGTCAACAATAAGATTGCCATATACATGGCCATCATTCATCGCCCAATTTGTTTTCTGATTATTACTATTTCCACTATGATAGTATTCGTTCCCATCATAGTATATGCCATCTTTATTTAAATTGAGCAAGCCTATGTTGATTGAATCGTCAATATTTAGACTTCCTTCAATTGTAATATTCTCATTAGCAATATGTAAAACGGACTTATCATCATAGTAAAACACTTGATTTTCACCATAAAATATGCCTTTTGACAAATTTACAGTACCGGAAATAGTAATATCTTCTGAGATGTTCAAACTTCCTGTGACTATAGCAAGAGACTTTTCTTCTGAATCAATTATGGTTTCAAAAATCTTAGTGTTATTATATCCGGCCTCAAATCCATACAACGCCCCTAAAGAGCCTTGCATGGTGTCTCCATTTCTATATAAGAATCCAGATCCAGACGTACCACCTTCTCCGCCATTCGGAGAAATGGTGGAGACAATTGCATTAGCCAGCATATACGCTGAATTTTTGAGAAGAATATCTGAATATTCAGCTAATTTATTTTTAATAAGCTCCTGGTCAATAATCGGTATGCCGTTTTCATCTACTTTAATTGACCCATCTTCTTCTTTTTCGTATGGAGGGTCTGTAGTATAATCAGGTGCATCAACTTGATTTGCTTTTGTCATACCATCGTATAACCGAGTGTACAAGTCATAAAGCAATGACGTAGGGTCCAAGTTTGCAATACCCGAATTAATTATCGCTTGTGCCATTCATATTACTTTTGTATCATCACTTTCTTCGTTAAAAATCCACTTTGAGTAGATTTAAATGCATCAATTTTAGCTTTAAGTGCAATAAAACTTGCAACATTGACTGGAGGTTGAGGCCCCATCATAGTAGTTGTCATAACCTGACCTATATATTGCAATAAATCTGACAATATGGTAGCCAGCTCTGTTCCAAGAACTGCATTGTCCGTGCCTGACGTGCTGCCTAAAGAAACACAGCCATTCTCAACTGTCACAGATGAATTTCCAACCTTATCCTCAATTTTATCTTTAGAAATAGTAGATTCAGAGCTGTCTCTTTGAATATGCACGCTATCTTTTGTAATTTCCAAAGTGGTCTGTTGGTCGTCAACATTCACCGAATACGACTCCCCATTAATTTCTTGTACAGTAACGTGAGAATCTTTTTCTTTATGCACTTCAGTTTTAATAGAGTCTTTGGTATACACCGTTTGGCTCATTACTCCAGTCTCTTCCAACTCATCAACATCTGGAGAGTTTTCATCTGATTGGTCAAATTCTTCCCTTTCTTTCACCTCAATGGTAATGGTATCGTGAGAATCCAGCTGAATCACATCCACATGAGAAAACATAGACACATATTCTGTACCTGTAATTGAGTCCTTGGAAACCACAACTTCAGAATACATTTTAGGGATAATGACCAGCCCTTTGGAATTATCCTGAATTGCACTAAGAAGCACTCCTTCGTGGTAGCCCATTTTCGTTTCTTCTGTCTCATCCACTGCAAGTTGCACGTATTCTTGCACATCGATGGTGCCAGCTAAATCCCCGTCCTTATGTATCTTAGCAACATATCCAGTAATCTTTTCTGTACCTTTTAAAGAATTGCTTCCTTGATGCACAATTCCTCTTAGCGCAATCTTTTGTATTGCTTCTCTAATAGTTTGATTACAAGATAAGTCAGGTCTCTTGCTATTCATTGTTTTCTGTTTTTATTCGTTTAATGCAATATGGCATTTTGATTCTTTGTCGATAACCTTTATTTCCAAATGTGGTATATACCTCTTCCACCAAATAATAGCCATTCTTGCCTGGGTAACGGTTATCCACCAGTTCAACTTTTGTAGCCGTTTTAAGATGCAAATCACCAAAGAGGGTTAGTGTTCCCTCAATACCATTCATATTGTAAGATTCAAAATATTTGATGGCCTCTTCCAACAATTCTTCTTTAGTAATAGGTATCTTGCGTGAATGGTATGGTATTTTGGTATATAAATTCATGCTTACTCTATCACTTGATTTGCTTAATGGCCTGGCACCTAATTTCATCGCCTTTTTGCTTAATTTGGTTTCGTTGACCACCCTCCATTTATCGCTTGATTCAGAATTTTCATCATATTTGGGATTCCTCAACAGGGTCAAGTGTATGAATTTATCATCTGAGGATAGGCCCTCTGCTTCTACAGCGAGATATTTTTTATCGGTATTGGTTAAAGACAAATCATTCGATGCAACATGATAGTCAAATAATATTTTAACTGGCTGAGATGGCTGGGTAGTAGCATTAATGATAGAATCTTTTTTAGCGTTTGAAAAATAGCTGCGACCGATAGCGATTACCGGAGCGCCATTATATTCAGTGACAAATGCATGTAAACCATATTTAGCCCATTCTGTTAGCACATCTGCTACGGTTAAATCAGGGGTCAAAGTCACTGCTCCTAAATCGTATTGCTGTGATTCCGTGTCTGGGTGCAGCGATATTCCCGTTCCCTTGAGCAATTTGAATTTTCCAGAATCAGACAAGAAATCGTTGACAGTGCTTTTGCTTTTAATTGTTACTTTAGGGCATGTAATCTGTTTAAGGGCGCTGGCCAAATTTTCGCAATGTAACTCAACAGGGGTGTCCACACTGATTTTGGTTATATAACCATCAAACATAATGTTCATAGCTTTTTCGGCCAGGTATTGAGCATTTTCATATTGGTTTAATGTGTTAGTATCGTTGTAAATACTTTTCCCAGTATTGCTTGTTTTTGCCAAATTAGCGATACTGGGGTCGGTTGTATATCCCAAATAGATGCGTATTCTTTGACCAATTGAAAAGCTCTTGGAAGAGGCTACGGTGGTTTCTTTTCTGACTTCTTCCAAAACACCTGCGTCTGTAATATTGGCTTGCAATACTTTATTTGCAGCAGCTTCTTCTTCATTATAGTGGTCTATAGTTTTTCTAATAACTGTACCTCTTGGGAAACGAACAGAAGCAGTACCAATTAGCTTTTTATATGATTCTTCAATTTCAATTTCTTCAACTTCGCTAATAAGCATAGCGTCCGATGGTACAGTCATCGGATCGCTTACGCTTTTAGGTGTCCATATTTTAATCAGACATATCAAGATTTGAAAACTGGGTTGAGATGCGTTGTATATCATTAAATATTTGGAACTAATTCGTCTAAGCTCATAGCTGTGCCTTGAACCACAGCACTTGAAGCTGTATTAATTACTGCTGAAGTTGCCATCTGGGCTAATTTATTATCCAAAATAAGTTGATACCACTTATTCATAGGACTCAATTGTAATTCTGTATTTAAAGCTGAAATGGTATCTTTTTCCACTTTTATATCTTCGTCAGGTTCTACTGCCACACACGTCATAGAGTATGGCTGCATGTTTTTATATACCTGAGTGCCCAAAGTGTAATCCTTGACAATAATTCTGGTCACATTAAATTGCTCCATCATCATGTAATTGATATTTAAGATACCATTATATTGCATCATTTTGATAAATTTCTTAACGGCCACAGACGGATATACCCCCTGTTCGTCAGACACGATATTGCCATTAATTGTAAATTGCAAATCGCCTCCTGACACTAATTCTTTACGTGTATAATCTCGTCCTTGAACTTGTGTCATCACAATATTCTTTGAGCTATTCATAGAAACTTGCGGAGACAAATCGATATGACATATTGTTTTGGTAGAATAAGAAATAGATTGCTGAACCCCTCCAACAACCTGGGTATCTTCTACAATGTGTGACTGTTCATCGTCATAATATATCATCAATGCCTCTGGAACAGGGGTTCCATATTTATCCTTAGCTACAATATTGTGGCCTCCTTCAGCTTCAATACGTCCCCAATTGGTCATGGGAGCCTCTTGATTTTTGATTAACTGTGCTCTATTTGCATCTTGCTGTTTCAACACAGTATCTCTCATTTCCTGGTCCATGTGTTTTTGGAACTTGGGGAATAGCCTATGCACTTGTCCTTCAAGTTCGGACATTAGCAATTGTTTTGCGATATGCACAGCAACGCTTTTATACCTTTGATTTTTATAGGTTAAATCTGAAGTATCATTTTTGATTCTCCAGTTAGTGCCGGACACCAACTGGTCAGTCGCTTTTCCGGCACTAAATTTTAAATCACTCCATAAATATCCAAAATTCATTGTTTATAATTTTATCCATTCCACGTTTCATCGAAATCATGTACCACATCAACAAGAGCTTGTGTTAATTCGCTTTTTAAATTAGCAATAACAGCTGCATTGTCTGGATTACTCAAATCGATAGATTCGACATTCATCAAATTTTTAATTGTTACATTAACCTGCTTAGGTGCGGCAGTATTATTGTAATGGCTCTTATAATCAGATGCTTTAGGACCAGGTATTACTCCAGCTGTTTGTGTTCTTACATTCGTTCCAGTTGGGTTGCCGGCAGTGTTACTTAATGCCCTTTGCATTTCTGCATTACTCATAGGTCGTAAAATGCCGGAATTTGGGGTCCATATTTGACCAATAGGGTCCCATGTCCATTCAGTACCGTTATAGTGAGCCTTTCCATTTGCTCCATTGCCAGAATCTCCGTATTTCCAAATAGGGCTGTCTATGAATGAATCAAAGTATGCTCTTAATTTGGGATTTAATCGGTTGGTTAAATCAATAATTTGCTGGTGGAATAGCAAAAATGCCTGTCTTGCTTCATCAGCTGTAACATTAATGCTTTCCATCTTTCCAGTATCCACATTAAAGAATTGGTAAGACCCAGCGTTCCATTGACTGTTATACCAACCAAAATTTTTCATAAATGCATCGCTACCGAATTTTCCATACATTTGTGAGTCGAAAATAGGTATTCCGCTATGCAGCATGAAATTGCTCAGCAAATCATTGGAGATATTTCCGCTTTCCAAATTCTTTAAAATTTGCACTAAGTCATTCAACATTTGTGCATTCGCGGATGCTTCTGGATGGTTCCAAGCAAACATGTCATTAACCATACTGTTATACGCAGTAACATAATGGTATCCTCGTTTCCATTCAGACTCCGGTTTATCTCCAAGTTGGCTCATTGTCCAATTTTGGGAACCTGACAAATATGATTTTATCAAGGCGTTGCGAGAATCATGCAGTACGGCATTAAAGTCGTCCAAACTTGATGACATCAAGAATCTTTTATTGTATGAGTCTCGTATTTTTGCCAATTCAGATCCATCTGATATATCTCGTCCTAAACCATACAAAAATCTGGCAGCAGCTATTTGGGAATATCCATAATTACTATCTTCATAGTTTACCCCGTTAAACAGCAGCGATTTGGAGGATTTTCCATTAGCATTTAATGAATACACATCTTTCACCAAGGTTCCTACGTCTATACTTCCATCCGGTAAATACATCGTTGAAAGAGCCGCCTTTTTCTTATCGCTTGAATTTTGCCAAATTCCACTAAATGCCTTATACGCATTGTTCCATTGGTCCTGATACTGGTCTTTCAGTTTTTTGTCTGTAAGTTCTTTTTCAGCTTGTGACATTAGTCCAAGTTGCTCTCTCATCAAATTGATGTGCTCACCAATGGACCGGTTAACATCCATCTGTTTGCTATACACAAGAGACAAATATTTGTCTGCTTGTGTTGCATGTTCAGACATGTTGATACCGTTAATAGATGCCGTGCTTGCAAGAAACTTATTATTTGCATCGTTAGCTACATCAACAGAATTTTTGTATTTCCAAAATGAGACAGCTGCTGTAGCAAGTCCTCCAGCCAATAACACACCCCATCCTAATGGGTTGGTTAATAGGAATGGCAATGCAGTAGTTGCCGCCCATGGAACAACTTTAGACCCAATAAACGAGCCAATTGCACCTCCACCTAATGCACCAGCGATTGCGCCTACCATACTGGTAGAACTGCCAGGTTCTCCTAAATCAGAACCATAATAGCTTCCAAGCATAGAGCCGGCCATACCTCCAATACCACCACTATACAAGCCAATCATGTTACCCAAACGGTATCGCTGCATAGAAGTGTATCTTGCAAGAACTTCTGGGGATGCTTGCGCTAACTTTGAACCAGCAATTCCTAAGCCAGAACCTAATGAACCAGTGCCACCCATTCTGGCGATTGTTCCCAGAGTTGTTGCCAACGCCCCTTTCATATTCACCAATCCACGAACAGAAGAAGTTAGGGCGGTAAACTGGTTGGCCATCATTCCAACCTGCTTTACTCCGGCAATCAAAAATTCTCCAAAATTGAACATTGCTCGGAATATACGCAATGGAACTAATACAGCAGACAACTTCAGCTGAAGTTCAACCCATATTTTTATGAATGGCCCAAATCGATTATAGACATCCACTAAAACCATAGTGAAGTCTTTTATCATTTTCATCAAGTCAAGGAATGTACTGCCTAAACTTTTCAATAATTTTTCCGCTTCACTGGTCTGCAACCAGTCGATAGTTTCTTGCAGGAATTTACGTATATCTCCATCAAGAGCTTCAAACGCCTTCATTCCATCTTCAGTAAACATAGAAGTTAACTGCGCCCAAAGACCTTGAATAGTATTTTTCTTAGCGTTAGCCAGCTCTTCAGTTATTCCTTCAGATAAAAAATTCTGTTTGACAATTTCATTCCATTTATCAACATTTGCTATCAATGATACAGCACCCTGAGCAGCTGTACGGTTGAACATTTGATAAATTTGGGAAATTGGCATATTGGTATTATGCAAATCTGTGAAAATATCAACCAGGTCCCTTAAATTGCCATTTTTATCGAATCTTTCAACGCCAAGCTGTTCCCATACTTTGAGTTGCTTCTTAGTCGGGTTTACAATATTAGCAAGAATAGTACGTAAAGACGTACCAGCCTGTGAACCTTTAATACCAGCGTCTCCCAAAATACCAATTCCAGCTGTAGCTTCTTCAAACGACACACCTGCATTAGCCAACAATGATGCTGCATATTTATAGGATTCTGCTATCTCCATCAATGTGGTGTTAGACATGGTAAATGTCTGTGTCATTACATCTGCTGCATGACGGACATTTCCAGCTGGGATTCCGTATCCCGTCATGATATTGGTTACAACATCAGCTGTTTCACCCAATCCAGTATCACCAATCAAAGCAATATCTGCAATAGGCCGTATGGATTTATTAATATCATCCAAATTAAATCCGGCCATTGCCAAAAATTTACTTGCGTCAGCTACTTCGGATGCGGTATATTTGGTTTCTACTCCCACATTTCGAATAACTCTCTCCATACCCGAAAATCTTTGGTCAAAATTTGGGCGTGAGTCATGAGATTTTAAGATATTCTTAGTGGTAGTAATCAGGTTGTTATATTCTGTCGCAGAAGTAATAACATCACCCATCAATGTTCCAAGGCCGGTAATTCCATAAGCTATACCCATGCCTTTTAACATATCAACAGCACTAATACCTCCAGAGTCCAGCATAGACGGACCGAGTGCACGATACGATGCGCTTCCACGAGATATGACGGCCTTGTTAGGCTTTGTTTGTGTACGCTTTCTGGAACCTCCAATTGGCGCAACCGAAGGTTGTACTGGTGGGGGAGGTGCAAGCTGTTTGGTCAATTTGGTTTGACTTCCGGCTCCTAAATTGCTTGTAGAACGCTTGCTACTATTACCAGATGTCGCTGTAGATATAGTGATTCTTCTATTCTTACTTGCTAAAGCATCAATCTTCTCCAGCTTGCGTATAATAGTGTCAAGTTTACGAGATGCTACATCAGTTTTAATGGACAGAACCGGTGCCTTTTTCGAAAATTGATTAAACTTATTAATGGTCTGGTCAATTTTCTTTTGAAATGCGGTCAACTTCTTTTGAGCGTCTGTTAATTTAGACGTTGCGTTTTGAAAGGCAGTAAGTGCACTTATCGCCTTTTCAGAGTTGACATTAATGTTATAATTTACTGTATAATTTTCTGCCATTAATTTATTCACTTTATGAAGAATAGCATATATCTACAGTATGCGGTTAATAAAAACCCTCACTAATGCAATTGCTTAGTGAGGGTTGTACATTTATGAAATAAGACCTAAAGCATTTACCTGTCTGGTGACTACTTGTTGTTTGTGAAGCCATTCAGCATCATTAGAAATTCTGGCAAATTCTTCATCACTTAATTCATCAATGTTCACACCTGGAAAGTAATGTCTAATCAATATAATTTTTTGCCTTAGACCATCGTCATCGTTTACTTTCCAGGCTTCGATAAATTTACCAGACGACCATGACGCACTTCAATGATTTTAGACAAATGCCCCATCAATCCGAACACAAACAAAGAATCATCTTCAATCAATTCTTTGTCTCCATCCAAGAAGCAATCTTTGGCCAGCACTTTCATGGCAACCAACTGGTTGTTCTGTGAAGCGGTCAGGTATTTGCTGAATGTTTTAAACGACGGCTGACAAAAATAGCCGATGTAGTGGTCTTTTTCGTCGCAACCTGCCATTCCATCGATGACAATAGGGAAAATCATTCGTAAATTGGGGTTCTTCTCCTTCAATTCCTTGACTTTCTTTTCGATTTGAGCCTGGATGCCTTTATCCAATTCCTGATCCAATTCCTGATTCAGTTCTTCTGTGTATTCTTTTTCTTCCATATAACAAATTTTAGAATGGTTCATTAATGAATAGAGGCATATATTTGATTTTGTTTGAAATAAATAAAAAAATAACGGGTATTGCGATAATACCCGTTATTTATAGTGCATTGTTGATGATTACGCTGCTGATGTACTTGGAACAATTTTGAACGGATTCAAATTAAATTCCTTGGTGATATTGGTGTCATCCTGACTGACTTCCATACCATCTTCATTGAACAAACATCCTTGCAATGTAATGGTTTCTTCAACCCAATCGTCGGACCCCATATCGTTTGCAAACGAAATCACCAAATCAAATTCGCCCAGATTCATCAAAGAACCTTTCAATGCGCGAAGCTGAACTTGGGTGTTGTAGTCCATGGTGATTGAAGCCGTATAAACAGTATTACCAAAACCTCTATTTACAGGCTGGCCACCAAGTCCATAGTTCGTTTCAACTTTATGTTCGATATTCCACTTCACCGCAGATACGCCAGAAAGAATAACTGGGTTAGAGTTGGAAGAACCGGTCAATGCAGGTGCAGTCAGCTGCACCATAGACCATGAATAAGCTACGTTGTTGACAATCATTATTATAAAACGTTATCGACTAATAGCCAAACCTTCTGTTACTTCAATTGATTCAGCACATCCAAGAGGAATCAATTTATATGAGAAAGTCAGCTTTTTGTTTACCAAAATATTCTGATCAGCTGGAACCGATACAGTACCAATTCCACTGATTTCTTCAGCTGTTTCCATTGCCGAAAGCACACTTGTGATCAGATTGTTGTAAATCGTAATCTGTGCAGATGACAACTGGCCTGTTGACGGATCGACTTTGACTGGAGAGTTAACATAAGGCAAAAGAGCCTCGCGCACCAGTCGACGTGACTTGTTGATTGTTCTATTACGAGCAATAGTACAATAATCGCCATCAGAACAGGTTCGGTCTTTTGTAAAATATACATGACCCTCTCGGCCTTCGTATGTACGCAAGAACATATAGCCCTTGTCGTCCAATTCATCCAATTGATATTTCGTCAAGGCAGAATACGAAGTGGCGTTAGCAATTTTACCATCTTCAACTTTGGAATCGCCAAAACCCATTTCGATTGATGGCACATAGTTAACCAAATCAAAATTCTGCACCCAACCAATGCTTTCGCCAACACTTGCACGTGTCAATGCTCCCAAAGCAAGACCTACAACCCCCACTGGAGTAGTGGATTTCAGAGATGCCTGCATTGCTTTTACCTCAGTGTCCATAGACTGGCCAAGCAGCACGGTTACGTATCGAGCATTAATGATAGCGTCTGCAATTTCACTAAATACGATATTGTCATCTGTTCCGCTGTCTGTGGTAACTTTGGATGAATTACCTGACAATATGATGTGTGCCGGGGCAAAATAATCGTTGGCCATTTCTTCAGCAACAGACTGCAAATCACCCACGATTGCAATGCTATACTGCTGTGCCTCCGGGTCCATCTTCTTCCATATTTTCTGTTCTGTCCATACACCGAACTGATTGATAATGCCTCCTGATGCTTTCTGCATGTCAATCAGAGCATTCCAATCGCTTGAACAATCGGCAAACATTACAAACAATCTTCCACTGCCTCCGGCCATTCCAAAGAACTGGTTGATATGATAATATGGGATACCATACAGCAAATCTTTGCTTACAGCACCGTCTGAATCCGGTTCACCCTCTTCTGTGCTGGTTTCTCCTGTGTACGGCGTGATACCCAATTTGACGGCATCATCCAAACTGTTCAACTCAACAACAGTGTCTTTCCAATTTTCAGCAATATCAACTCCTGGACCCTTAGTCCAAAAATCAGGCTGCTCAGAAATATCGAAAAGTAGACCACAGACTTTCTCTGTTTCATTGACAATTGACGATCCAATATTACCGTCTGTGTCTTTCATAAAAACATTTCCTAATGCCATTGTCTTTTTTATTTATTGTTATAGTAAGGATTTTGGTAAAGAATAGCCTTGTTCTTATTTACATTCTTACAATTTGTTGTGTAAACGCCACCCTGAGTGTCAACCCACAGTTCTTTGTAATTAGGGTACATTTTCAGCACTTTAATTACATTGTCAGGAATCACAACCTCTTTTACTTCGCTTGTTGCTTGCTGAGATTCAGCTGCTTCTTGCTGAGATGCGGTTGCTTCTTGCTGAGGTTCGGTTGCAGATTCACTTTTATTGATTTCTGCATCTGTTGGTTTTGACTGGGAGTCCTGTATCACTTCAGGACCTTTGTTTTCATCGGTAACAACCTGTGTATTTTTTGCTCTTGCCATAATTTTAAATTAAAATGGGGAGCGGAGTCTTAGCCCCACTCCCCGGATTACTAATTAATTGATATGCAAACTACGGTTTAACCAGCATTCTTATATGCGGTCCAGACGATGATTTCCCCTGGAAGCACAATATTGACGTCAACTTTCATACGCATCTGGAAGAACCATTCCTCAGAGTTGTTCTGCAACGGCATAACCTTAATACTTTCCTGGTCTGTTGCGTAATCCACGCCCATCCACAAGCAAGAATCTTGTTCTGTGGTGAAATTACCAAAGAAAATACTGTGTTCCGGCAGACCGTCGATGACCTTGATGGTCTTTCCTTTGAAACGATGGCGGTTTTCATCAGTGTTTTCGGTATACTTGGAATCTTTTGCGGTCAGATATTCGTCATACAAATCCCACAATTCCCAGCTCATCACGAACTTCATACCCTTTTTCTTACGAAGTTTCTTGGGGGTTTTCTTCCAAATAGCATACAAAGCCTTTTCAACCTGTTCACCGGTTGTCAACTCTGTATCACCTGCCAAAATCACTTCACCAGATGCTACTTCGTTTTTCTCAGCTTCCGAACGGCTGCCACTTTCTTTAGCTGATGCTTTCAGATTGGTCAAAACGCGAACCAAGCAACCATCGAAATATTTCATCGGACCAGCTGCATCATCGCTACCCAACTTGGTACCATCCGTAGGAGTTGTGATTGCGCCATCATCAACGCCGCCTTTTCTACTGCACCAAATGCTGTCATTGATATACTGGTCTTTTTTGTCAATCAGCAAATGAAGCATTTTTGCCTGTACCGTCGGATTCAAATCACGGAATACCAAAGGTCCTTCCGGCTGGAACGGTCTCCACAAATCTTCAAACTCACGAGGATTGAACTGCACGTAAACCATGAAATCGCCTGGTTCCAGATAGCGTTCACTGTAAGAGTATTGATTATTTGTTTCACTACCAGCACCCTGAGTAGTCGGTGTGGCGACATTATCCTGAATGATTTTGTTCAAACTTACATGAGGAAGAGTAAACTTCTTCTGAACACCCGGCTTAATATGAATAAGCCCTTCCTGATAGGTGTCATTTCCTTGTGCGGTATAAACCAGCAAGTCCTCAAGAACTTCACCGGAATAAAGATTACCTGCAAAATTAATTGATGCCATTATTCGACTTGTTGTATTATAATATTAAGCAAATTTTTTCAGCTGGAAGTTCTCACCGCACACAGCTTTAACTTTGTCGGCAACTTCTTTTTCTGCTACCGTCATACCTTCTTGTGCGGCCTGAGCATTGACCGGATCGTTAGCAATTGCAGCAGGAATGTCCTCTCGTCCTCGGATTGCGCCCAAACTTGCTTTAACAGTCTCAAAGTCTTTATGAGCCAACTGAATCCAAGATTCTTTAGCTGATGCTTCAATTTTACCTGATTCAACTGCCTTATCAATAAGTGCAGTGATTTCAGCTTCATGCGCAGCTGCTTCTGCGTCTTTGTAGGTTTTCAACTCAGCCTGTGCCTGGTTAAGCTCGTTCTTCACATTGCTCAATTCTGCTTCCACGCCTTTATGTTTGATTTCAAGAGCGGTGTATTTGCTCTGAGTTTCCTTCAGCTCTTTTTCTCTTTTAATCAAATCATCAATACGAGACATGACAGTGTCTGTTTGAGCATCTTTGTCGAATCCAAGCCGAGCAGAAATCAATTCCAATGTCTGTTCTTCGATTTTCATTCGTTTATTTAACTCTTTAGTTGATGAATTATCTTCTCGATTACGAATAGCCACCATTTCTTCAAGAAGTTTATTTTCATCGACTTCGGCATTAATTGATGACATGATGTTTCGCAATGAAGTGGCATCTTCCACTCCGTCAATTTGATTTTTTACCTTGTCTCGAACCAATTTTGAGGTTTTCAAAATGTGGTCAGCTTGAATGAATCCGGCTTTAACAGCATCTTGGGCAGTAAAGAAAGTTCCATCTACGCCTTCTTCTCCGTCCATAATGCTCTGCACTTGTTCTTTGGTCATGCCAAATCGTTTTCTGTAAATTGTTTCAAGCTGGCTTCTAAATGCATTTACAGTTTGCTGAGTATTTGCATCGCTTTCGCCTGAATGATTGTGAAACGGGTTGTGTATCATGAGCAAAGAATAATCGTGCATATACAAATTTGCTCCGGCTGCCCAAATAACAGAACCCATTGAAGCCGCTATGCCTTCAATAATACAGTCTACTTCAATAGGACATGACTGAATAACTGAAAACATACTCATTCCATACAAAACGGAACCGCCTTCCGAATTAATCATTACGACAATCTTTGAGGGCTTAACGCAATTTTGAAGCCATAAAAATTCATCGTTAAATTCTTTGGCTGAGTATGAGTCTACAGAGCTGAAAAACCTGATAATAGCCGGTTTCCCTGTTTCCACCTGACCAACTACATGTTTCAAATTATTTACATCCATTGTAGATCGTTTTGAAAAGAATAGATAATTCAGTAAGAAACAGGTTAAACTATTCCTCACTGAAATCTTCAAACTTAGCCACGTCCTCAAAAACAACACTCTTATCATCTGGAAGATGGTCAGGATTTGCGGTTTCGTTTTGGTCACTATGCTGAGTAAATGGCGGATGTATCACATAAGCATCCACATAGTTTTTATAACGATAGGCAGTGTAATCATTGAACCAAATTTGGTAATCAATCCAATAAGGTTGTAGGCTATCATCAAATGAAAGTGGCTGGTCCCAATATTGTAACTGAAAACGAGACACCAAAGAGGGAAATGTGTTCTTTTTTGATTCGATGGCGTCTATAATTCGTTTGTATATCGCCATTCCTTCCAATTCTCCTTCTTCTCCATCATCGCTATTGTTCATGCGGTTAAGAATATAATGAATACGCATCGTGCCTCTTCCTTCTGCTATCCGAGATGTGCCCTGATTGTAATATACATCAATATAATGAATCAGAACGGCTGGGAATGCAATTCCATATTCTTCGTTTTTCTTACTGTTTTTAATGCGGTTCAATTGCCCGTTATCCATTTTAATTGTCTTAAAAAATGGTGGGCTTTCAGGGTCATTTGGATCTTCTCTTATCTCAAATAAGATTGACCTTATGGCCTTATATGCTTCAATCATCGCATTTGTTTCCACCACTTCAGCGATTTCATCTACTTGCGTGGTGTCTTGATTGCCCTCAATTTCAGCAATTTGTTCGTTCTTATTTTTATTAGGTTTTTCAATAATCATTATTTAGGGAACCCTTGAAATATCATAGCCGATAAGTTTTTCAATTCTTCTTCCAAAACACTTGAATTTCCAATAAATTGTCGTCGAGGCATATTTCTAACCCTTCCTTTTCTAAACGTGTTTGGACCATTATGGACAGCTGCATAGCAAAATCCTCGATGCCTTTTTGTATGGCCGAATCCATTAGGGTCAGTATAAATAGTGACTCCAGTGGGGTCAGATTTATCACCCATGTGTTTCCATTTAATAGACCGTTTTAGAGAGCCTGTTTCTACCATCAATGGATGAATAGACTTGCTATGCTTAGACCTCTGAGGCCAAGGTGTGCTGCCAGATGAATTGAATCGTTTTAAATCAAACGATTCTTTAAAAATCTTTTGGGCAGCTTTACCAGCCTTGACCTCAAAATTCCATATATTGACTGCCAATTTGTTTGGCATAACCTTCCATTGAGACACCACTTGTTGCGGGCTTAATGGCTTGCCTTGATTAATGTTTATCTGAGACATTTGAATATTTAGATTTTATTCTGTCAGATATTTCAACCAACTTCTTCATTTTGTCTGCGTTAATCTGGAAATATGGATGCGCATCTGAAAAAATCTTTCCGCCTTTAGCTACACTTTCTTTGAAGGTCGGGTTAAACCAATCCGGCATTTTTGGAACGTCTTTCGATTTTGCTTTAACTTGTGAAAACACAGAAGTAGCAGAATCTTCTACCAAAAAGCATCGACATTGGTGCTCAATAGGAGGAATTAACCAACTGGGAAATTGAGACTTTAATGCGGTAAACCCTTCATACTGTAAATGCCACGGTCTTACCCGTTCATCTCCCATTGTCATGTACATCAGCACAGTATCATCTGATAATTTAGATAAATATGCAGCTACAATCATAGCATATTCAATGTCCATATTCTCGACAAAGGCATATCTATTATTGTATTTTTTGCACAATCCATATATTCTATCTTCCAGTTCTTCTAACTCTTCTTCACTTTCTGCCTCTTCCAAATCTGCAAGCTCATTTACTTCTTCTATAAGCTGATATTCTTCAGCAACAGAAAAATCTACAAGGTTATCTACTGCTGCAATCAGTATATCTCTTTGGACACGCTGTTCATCAGTTAAGTTTTCAGCATTCTTTAGAATCCATAACGCTTCGTCATATTCAATGCCAAATCCATTAAAGGCATGGCGTACAGCAAAATCCGCTCTTGCAATCATTAATTCTTCAAGCGACTTCCACATACCGCCTTCATCTCTAATGTTTTTTATAACATCGGCAAACAAAGAAAGCAAAGCCTCATATTCTTTTTCATGCTTTTCTTTACTGTCATCTGGAGACTTTAATGCTTTAATATTGGAGAGAAGAACAGTCTCTATATTCCTCTCTCCGTCAAAAAATTTTTCGTTTCTCTATAATGTCCATATCGTTTGAAGTATTCTTCATCAGTCAAATGACGAACCACATTGTTGTCAGTTCCACTGCCTCCGGAAGATACATCAGATTGAACAACATTGATTTGTCTCTTTACTTTGACGCCAAACTCGCTTTCAACAGCATCCGGATCCATTTCCCATTGCGTGCCTAACACCTGGAATAACCTGATTTTATCTTCGTCGGACATCTCTACCCGTTTAGCATATTTAAACTCCAAGCCAGGTTTGATATATCCAATTTTTACAAGTCGCGGAACAACATCTTCATTCATGACAAGTTCTACATAGTCCCGATATACTTCGATACGGTCTCTAAATACATTCTCATGTGTTTTAGCAGAACCAACATACGCCTGTTGCTCTCCGGCTACCGATTGTGATCCAAGAATCAGATTAGATACATCTTTGTCAACCAGATTAATCAATCCAGTAAAAATATGCTCCGAATTGGACATCGTAAAGGTCTTAACATCGATTTCATCATTCAGACCTGTTACAATGACTTTATTTTGAGCCGCACTGGCAATTTCATTAGCAAGCCTACTTCTGTCAGAATAGTTCTCGGATTCAGACTTTCCATGTATAATCGGCTGGCCATACGTATGAGAGAAATTGACATAATTAGCCATGGTAAATTTCTTTGCCAAAATTGAAGGGGTTGTTGCTGAAAAGAGTCCCAAATCTTCGTTGTTTATCAAAATATAATAATCTCGATACAACGGGTCATCAAAACTCCACCCAGGAGTCCATATCCCTTGACGCTGCACGATTCTTCTCTGGTCTGGAAGAATATTGCGCCTTTCAAGACTAATTACCCTTTTAAGTTTTCCAGTTTCAGGGTCAACGGTAGGGTCTATATATAGTCCGGTAAAGCCATACAATTTTGACTCCACAATACCATTGATAATTTTGATAAATTGGGTTCCTTGAATTTTTTTGGTTTCCTCAATATCTTTGATGTACCTTCCTTTTTCATTTTGTTTAGCCAGCATATACCTTTCTCCTAAAATCTGAGATTTAAGAGTCTCTAATACGCCAGCAAGATGAGCATCTTGTTGCACACAGGCATCATATAAGTCAATCAGTTTACTTCTATCATCCAGTACGGTTCCATTGTTCAAATGCCGATACGCAGACTTGAACAAGCAATGTCTTTGAATTTCTCGAATATATTCCTGAATTGTCTTTTTAGATGTCTGAAAGATACTTTCTAATAATTCAATCTTTAATCTATTCTCTGTATCACTCATTATATTAGCATCGTTTTTTGAAGAATAGCTGATTTTAATTTGGTTTGTTTCTATGTGCTTCAGTGTCTAAATTAAATATAATAAGTGTACTTAATAATGATTATTATA